AGTTGAACAGCCCGAAGATCGGGACGGTCTCACCGCGGGGCTCGGGCTGCTGCTTGGCCATCTACTTGCCCCCCTGGTCGTCGCGGCCGGTGACCTTGCCGTCGAACGCGTGGCCCAACGGGTCGGGGCGCACGATGATCGGCACCATCGCCCAGCCCCGGGCCGACTGCGGGTTGTCTCGGCTGATCGGCTGGTCGTCGTTGTTCTTGCTCATGCGGGCACCTCCGTGCCTGGTTGTGGCAGCCGCTCGCGCAGCTGCTGGATGCGGTCGTAGTGGGCTTCGATGCGGGACTCCGGGTTGGTGCCGGCGGTGCCCAACTGCAAGGCGTCGGCCATCAGCACCAGCTCGGAGAGCAGCTCAGCGACGATGCGGTCGGCCACCTGGTCACGGCAGTTGAGCAGCAGCCCGGCGGCGTCGGCGATGTGATGCCCGACGTGCCGGGACAGGGCCAGCTCGGCCAACTCGGCGGTGTCGGGCTCTCCGTCGTCGCGCACCTCGCGCAGCTCGGCGGCCAGCTCCCGCACCCGGGCGCGTTGGGCGTCGAGATCGGGGTGCACCGGGTAGTAGCCGATGCTCGCGGCGAGGGCGTCGACCAGGTAGCGGGCCTCGGCGTGCTCCATGCTGACATCGGCGCCGGAGCCGTTCGGGGCCACGCTGGCGGTGGTGCCTTTGATCACCCGGACGCGGTTGCTGCCGGCGGCGTACACCCGCAGCTGCCGGCGCTCGGTGCCCAACGTGAGGTGGACCAGGCGCTCAGGCACCGTTCGGCCCGTCGACGTAGACGACCCACTGCACCTCGGCGGCCGTCATGGGCTCGCCGGGGCCGTCCATACCCGAGCCGACGTGCCACCAGCCGTGACGTTCGACGTCGGGAATCCAGTCGTCCAGCATGCGCCGGGTCACGGCGGCGGCGGCCATCAAGGCCGTCATCAAACCGTCCCGGGGGTAGTCGGTCGTGGTGGGGGTGGGGGGCATGTGGGTCGCTCCGTGGTGATCGGGGTACCGGTACGTTACCGCGGTCACGGGTGGTCGCACAAGCGCGCTACGAAGCGATGCGACGATCGGCCAGACCCTTCGAGTGGTCGCCCGGCGGGAGCGACAGATCCGGGATGAGCCAGCTCACACCCCACACCAGCGCGTCCATACGGTCGGGCGACGTCGGGTCCAGCGGCGTCCAGAAACACATCTGCTCCTCCAACTGAGGGAACACGCCGACGTGGTGGCAGCGGGCCTGCCCGCGGTCGTAGAGGATCGCCACCGGCTCGGCGCGGACCCGCTTCGCTCGGGTGGCCCGGACTTCGTCCACGGGGATCTCGGGGGCCTGGATCTTGATGACGTCGACGACCAGCGCCGCACCAAAGTTGGTTTCGGCGACGACCGAGTCGGCCGCCCAGTCGCGGTACGCCTGGATCACGATCCGCGACCACACCTCGGGGCGGTTCTGGCACGACAGATCGTCGAGGACGTAGACGTGCTGGCGGCCCCACTGGTCGCGGGTCGCGGCCACGCCGACGACGACGATCCCGCACTCGTCGCCACCATCGGAACCGGACGGGTCGACCGCCACACAGATCCGGGTGAGCGCCGGCATCTCGCCGAGGCGGATGCGGGAGTTCTGGATCAGGTCGGCGTTCCACAGGGCGCCCTCGACGCTGTCGACGACCTTGCCGTGGATCTCCTGGTCGGCCAGGCGGGTGCCTTGGTAGCGGCCGAGGACGGCGGCCATGAACGCCACCGGCAGGTTGGTGCGGTTGTCGAGCATCGACCCGCGGGTGATCTGGGTGGGGCCGTGCTTGCTGGCCAGCAGGTCGCGGATGACGGGGACGGGCTTGGGGGTGGTGGTGACGCACCCCTGGGGGACCATGCCGTCGGGGCACGTGCCGCGCAGCGCCAGCTCGGCGTTCGTGAACACGGTGTTGCCGACGGCGTCGACCTTGTGCTTGTACGCGGCCAACTCGTCGATCCACAGGGTGTGGAAGTTCCGGCCGCGGGGGCCTTCGGGCTCGATGGCGGTGTGGACCTCGAACTCGGAGATGTGCTCGGTGCCGTCGTCGCGCATGATCCCGACCTTGGGTTCCAGCGTGGTGTCGGCGCCGATCCAGCGGTGACCCCGGCGGCGTACCGCCTCGCGGATTCCGGACACGCCACCGATCTGGAGGGCTTTCACGTCGTCGTTGTTCTGGCCGATCAGGCCGACCAGGTGCGCCATGCCGGCATCGGCGAACGCTTCGCAGCGGTCCAGGACCCACTCGGCGCCGGTGCGGTTCTTGCCCCAGCCGCGGCCGGTGACGATCACCCACCACCGCCACAGCCACAGCGGGGCGAGCTGTTCGGGGCGGGCGTGGAACTGCCACGATCGCCACAGGGCGTCCAGCTCGTCCTCGTCGTACGCGGCGAGCACGGCGTCCAGCTCGTCGCTGGTCAGGTCGGACCACTGCTCAACGAGGCTGGCGGCCACCGGTCACCTCCCATTCGACGATCTCGTCGCGGCCCGGCGGGCGGGGCAACCCGACGTGTATGCCGGGCTCCATTGTGAACCCCAGGTCGAGCAGGTGGGCCTCGATCACTCGGCGGATGTAGTCGGCCACCGAGTCGGCGTCGGTGGTCAACACCAGGTAGTCGAGGATGCGGCGCACCTCCTCGGGGAGGCGGGTGGCCACCGGCGCCGTGGGGCGGTCGTACCGCGGCGCCTGGGCCATCAGCGTCTCGGTGGCGCGAGGGAGGCCGACGGCGGCAGACCGGGCGGCGGGTACTGCGGCGGCGGAAGCCAGTAGACGCCGGGCACGTTGGGCTCGGGGCGGCGTAGCTCGCGCATCATGGCGTTGTGCCGGCGGCGGGCGGTGGCCTGCCGGGACCGGTACCAGCCCAGCGGCGGGAACACGACCCACAGCAGCCCACGCCACGCGGCTCCCGCTAGGCGCATCATGTCAGGTCGTCCGGGATCGTGTCGGGCCAGCCAGCGGGCTCGTCGCGGCCAGCGGGGTGCTGGTCCTCGGCGACCTGGCGGGACCGGTCGATCGCCACTTGGATGCGGGACCACCGGTCGACGCTGCGAAGCGTGATCGTCAACCGGCGTTGCGGGGTGCCGTCGTTGTCCTCCGGGTCGGCCCACCATTCCAGCTCAACCTCGGGGACGCCGTTGGCGACGTGCTCCGCTGCGGCGGACATCAACGTGAACGGGTCCTGATCAGCCGGTAGCGGCATCGCGGGCCTTCCTCTCGAACTCACGGTGGACATCGGCGAACGCGTCGGCGGCCTGGTTCTGCCACGACGCGGTGTCTCGGCGGCGTTCGGCGGCCAGCTCGGCCTCGCGGTCGAACCGGCCAGTGAGATAGTCGTGCTCGGCGTGGCGGACGGCGGTGGCCATATCGGCCATGGGGTCCGCCGCCGGGGATGTCCAGCCGGTCGGCCCGGAGCTGTCAGCACCGTCATCCCCGGTCGGGCATGGCGCACCGGCCGAGTCGGATGCCGACAGCTCCGGGCCGGGGCCGCCGTCGTCCGCGGCGCGGCGGCCGGTCCATGTCGGGAACATCGCCGTCACGATGCGACGCCAGATGTCACGCATGATCGGAGGGTACCCCCGGGACCTGGTTGGCCTGCTCCCACCGGACCATGAGCAGGTCGTGTGCGGCCCAGCGGGCGGCGGCCATGTCGCCCACGTTGGCGGTGATGGTGCCGACGACCTCGGCCGGGGAGATGGTGGGCCACACCCCATGGTTGGGCATCTCGGCGGTGAGCCCGGTCATGCGGGTGACCAGCCGCTGGAACTGCTCGTCGGTCAGGTAGGACATCTCCAGCTCGATGTCGACGCGCCCGGGCCGCAGCAGGGCGTCGTCGAGCACCGCACGGTTGTTGGTCGACATCGCGGTGATAAGCCCGTGCGGGGTCGACATGCCGTCCAAGGCGTTGAGCAGGCCGCCCAACGTGATGCCGGCGCGTTCGGCGTCGTCGCGGGCCTTGGCGGCGTGGACCACGTCGATGTCCTCCAGCAGCAGCATGCACCGCTCGGGGACGTTGCCGACCAGCTCGATCAGGTTGGCGTCGGCCTCCAGGTCGGACAGCGCCACGGCGTACACGTCGAGTCCCAGAGCGGCGGCGATGGCCCGGAACGCGGACGTCTTCCCGGTGCCGGGGGGGCCGTGGAACAGGTAGCCGCGGTGCCACGGGACACCCATCAGGGCGTACTTTTCTTCGGCGTCGAGGAACGTGCGCAGGTCGGCGAGGACCCCGTCGAGGTGGCCGGCGGGCAACACGACGCTGTCGAGTGGGCGGGCCGGCAGCAGGCGACGCGGCCCCCAGTGACCCCATCGTGACGCGGTCACCAGCCGGGGGGTGCGCTTGCCTTCCACCAGGGTGTCGGCGATGCCCTGCAGGAACCGGACCACGGCCTGTCGTCCGTCGGCCGAGTCCGACGTGAACACGATCTTGCGGGGCTTGAACAGGTACGACGACCGGCTCTCCGAGTCGGTGCCGGGCCGCTGGGAGTTCTCGTCCTGCTCGACGCGCACCGCGACCCGGTGGCCGTCCAGGTCGACGTCGTGGGATCGGGTGCCGTCGTAGCTCAACCGCACCCGGCGGATGACGGCGGACTTGGAGCTGGTGTCGTCCATCGGCGCGAGCTGGTCGCCGCGGACGGCGTGGGTTCTGGCGGTGAGCGCCCGCTGGTCGATGTCGGGCAGCATCTGTAGCAGCCAGTCCTGGACCAGGTCGTAGACCTCGTCGCCTTCGGGGACGGTGACGCTGTAGGACCGGTTCTGCTGGTGGTTCCGGTAGAGCGTGAGTCCCTGCTGGCCCAGGTGGTAGAGCGCGGTCGCTGTCGCGAGGCGGGTGCCCCACTTCCCCTTGGACGGGCCGACGGCCGTACGGGCCGCGGCGACGTGGTCGGTGGTCGGCGGGGACGCGGTCACTCTTCGACCCACTCGGCTCCGACCATGTCGAAGTCGTAGGCGTCCTGTTCCTCGTCGAGGACGTAGGCGGCGACGTCGTCGGGGTCGTTGAGGGTGGGGTCGGTCTCGGGCATGTCGATGGTGATGCGAAGCTTCACGGGGTGGGGTCCTCGGTGTCGGGGTCGGGTGGGGTGAGCTGGGTGAGCATGGCGGTGGCGTCGATGACGCCCTCGCCTCCGCGCTCGCGGAGGATGTCGATCGCCGAGCGGCCGGAGCACAGCGAGCAGCCGCCCGGCGTGAACGAACACGCATCGCAGCCGTCGTCGGCGGGGTCGGTCATCCCGCCACGCACCCGGCGACCAGCGCGATGCCGGTGCCGATGGTCAGGCCGATGCCGATAGCGATCATGGTGATCGTCACAGCACGTTCCCGAGGTGGAGCAGCCAGGAGCTGGCCGCCACGCAGGCGGACACGAACACCATCCCGGCGCCGACGATGACGAACAGGATGCCGGTCTTCGCTGACGTGGGCAGCTCCGACCACGGGACATCCCGGCGGGGTGTGCGGCCGTTACCCACAGGACGCCACCGCCTGCTGGACCAGCGCCCCGTAGGCCAGCTTGCCGGCGTGGGTCAGGTGTAGGCCGTCGGCGTCGATGTGCTCGGGGCGTGCGACGTCGACCCACTCGAACACCCGCTCCCCGCGGGAGGCGGCGAACCCGTCGAGCCACTGGGAGTGCGCGGCCAGGCCGGCGATGTAGCCGGGGTCGGTGCCGAAGTAGGCCGACTTCACCCACACGACGCAGGCGTCCGGGTGCGGGGTGTTGGCCAGTTGGGTCATCTGGGTGATGTCGGTGGTGGTCCACCCGTCGCGGGGCGTCGGGCATGCGGCGGCGTCGAGGCACGAGTCGTTCGCTCCGAGCGCGACCGCTACGCGGGCCGGGCTGCGGGTGGGGTCGTCGACGCGGTCGGTCAGGCCGGGCTGGGCGTTCTCGGCCTGCCACCCGAGCATGCTGTGGACGTCGTAGTCGGCGGGGAATCCGCCCTCGAACAGGGCGGTCATGGTGAGGCTGTCGCCGACCACGGTGGTGATGTTGGCGGGGGCCGGCGGGTACTGGCAGCCGGACACTAGGACCGCTGCGACGGCCAGGAGGCCGGAGGCCAGGAGCCAGAGGTAGGGGCGGCGGTTCATGACTCGGCCGGCATCTCGTGGAATGGGTGGTTCTCGGGCCAGCCACACCCGGCGCAGCCGTTCGGGTCGGTGGCGTTCTCGTCGGGGTGCCTGAACACGTGGTAGTCGCCGTCGACCGTCGTGGTGGGCTCCGGCATGGGGACGGTGGTGATTCCGGATGTCTCGGGGCCGCCGTAGGTGGCCGGGGCGACCATGGCGAAGATCGTCCGGTTGACGCGGGCGGCGGCCTCGGTGGTGCACAGGCTGGCCATGGACGTCAGCCAGTCCCGGGTGCGGCTGTCGACGTAGGCGCCGTTGATGACCTCGCCCAGCATCGGGAGGATGCGGCACAGCAGCACCTCCATGCGGATGTCCTCGGGCAGGGCCGACACGTCCATGGGGCCGGGGTCTCGGGCCGGTGGGGCGTCGATGGTCTGGCCGGGGAGCACGGCGAACGTCAGGCCGCGTTCGGCGACCTTGGTGGTGGCGGTGACCCACTCGTCGGTGAAGTCGGTGCCGTCGTTCGGTGGGATCGGGAACGTGGTCAGCTCGGGGATGTGGCCGCCTCGGACGGTGAGCTGGAACCCGGTGTGGGTGTCGTCGTCGACCCCGAACGCCTGGCACAGGCGGGCGCACAGGTCGCCGATCTCCATCGCGTGGGCGACGCGGTCGGGCTGGGGGGCGGCGGGCCGCTGGTCGTCGACGTCGGTCGTCGACGTGTCGGGGTTGGGTTCGGTCACGTGGTCCTCCGGTGTGGGGTCGGGCAGAACGGACACGTTACCGCGGTAGCGGTGCGGATGCGAACATGGCCGACAGGTCGACGTCGGAGCCGACCAGCTCGGCCAGGTCGTAGCGCACGACGACGGCGGCGCCGACGTCGTCGATGGCGCGGCGCAGGTCCGCCCACGACCCCGCCCACATCATCGTCATGGGCTCGGGGGCCAGCACGGCGTAGCCGCGGCGGGGCGGGTCTTCGGTGGGGTCCATGGCGGCGCGGGCGACGTCGGGGAACGCTGTGGCGTCCCCGTTGGCGGGGATCACTCCGGTCATGTGGTTGGCGAGCGCCAGGCGGATGACGGTGCGGGTGGGCCACCGGCGACGGGACCCGCTGCCCTGGTTCATGCCGGCGACGGCGCCGGACCGCGTGAGGTAGTCGAGCTGCCGGTAGGTGCACCCGATGGTGCTGCACGCCTGACGCGACGACATCACGCCGTCAACGTTACCGCGATGCTGACGGGAGGCTACGGATGGTGCCCGTTGCCGTTCGGTGTTGCGGGCTCGGCCATCAGCGTTTCCAGCGCGGCCGGGTCGGTCTCGGCGCGGGCCGCTTGGATGTCGGCCAGGTGCCGGCGCACCTTCTCGATGATCGGTGTGGCGTCGACCTGGACCGCGCCGCCGTCGGCGCCGGTGATCTCCAGCCGGGACCGGTTGAAATCGCCGGGCCACCGGTGCTGCAGCAGCCACGCCACCATGTGCCCGTCGGGGCCGACTTCGATCTCGCGGGTGATCGTCTCGACCACGACCGCGCCGGCGGGGGCGTTGACCGACTTGGTGGTGGTCTCCTTGCGGGTGATCCCACCGCGGGCCAGCTGACCCGCCACCATCATCAGGCCGGTGCGGGCCTCGGCCTCGGCCAGGTCGATCTTCGCGGCGAGCGTCGCACAGTTCCGTTCGTGGCGGGACATGTCGCTGCGGCGGCGCTTCCCGGCGGTGACCTCCCCCAGGCACCGGTTCCCGACCGTGCGCCACGTGCGCAACGTCTCGACGGCCACCCCTACCCGGGCGGCGGCGTCGTGGAGGAACCCGCCCAGCCGCATGGTCTCCTCGACGACGTCGATGACGTTGAGCGCCTGCTGGGTGCCATCGGCACGGGGCCGGTAGTTGACGACGGCACGCAGGTTCGTCGGCGGGTGACCGGCACCTGGTCGTCGTCCTCCGGGCATGGCCGGAGCGTAGCGCGCAACGGCCCCAGGCCAGCGGGGGAAGCTGGACCTGGGGCCGGCGGCAGGGGGTGCAGGCTCCTCCCTGCGTGGGATGCACGACGGCTGCCGGGCTCACCAGCACCCAATGCCCCAGGCGCCCCGGGGGCGGTGCAGCCCCATCACCCCGGTGGACCCTACGTCGTGCGTCCCACGCAAGGCCCGGGCCGGCGGTGTGGCCCGGGACCTGCGTGGCGGTCTAGTCCTGTTGCTGCTGCTCCTCCGTCCAGGTGGCGTCCTCCTCCGACACCACGTCGGCACCTTCGCCGGGCCACGGGATGTGCCGTGCCGGGCAGCCGCCCGCCTTGGCCTCTTCCCACAGCTCGCCGGGGTCGCAGCGCACGTAGTGGATGCGGGGCACCTCCACCCAGAAGTGGGCGTCGGTGTCGTGGGGCACGGCGTGCTCGACGCGGAGCATGTAGTGCGTCTCGTAGCGGGTCGTGTCGATGCGGTGGTTGCGGACGATGCCGGAGCTGACGGCGTTGCAGCCCGACAGCACGGCCACCAGGCCGGCGGCGGCCACGGCAGCGGCGGCACGGCGCACTACTTGTTGTCCTCCAGGTTCTTGTCGATCCGGGCCAGTGTGGCCTTGATCTCCTCGGCCGACTGGCGCTTCGCGTTCTCCAGGGACTTGACGTCCTTGGCCAGCGCGGCGTCGGCCTTCGTGGTGTTCTTGCCCATCGGGCCTCCCTTGGGTTGCGGGGTTTCCTCCCCGTGTGGGTGGCACGCACTACCAGGGGCCAAACGGTCCCCCGGATGCGCGCCACCCACACGAGGCCCGGACGTCTCGGCGGACGCCCGGGCACCCATGCCGGCGGTCATGCGGCGACGGCGGCGACCTCCCGGATCAGGCCCAGCGCCTTGGCCTTGAGCGCCTCGGGCCGCAGGATGGTGCGACCGACGTAGCTGTCCCGGTTGCGGAAACCCCGCACGTGGTCCAGGTATTCGGTCGACGCCTGCAGCAGCCCGTAGGCGGTGCCCCGGATGCCGTCGGTGGTCAGCGACCGCTCGTACAGGCCGGCGAACGTGGCCCGGGCCTTGTCGACGTTGGCGGCGACCCGGTCGGAGCAATGCTCGCCCCGGTCGGCCGGGGACGGCAGGAACAGCTGGGTGAAGTCCTTCACCTGGCTGTCGTTGACCGGGACCTTGGCCAGCTCCTCGAACATGGCCCGGGTGCGGGCGGATTCGGTGCGCAGGTTGGTCAGGGCGTCCTTGGCGGCGGCGATGCGTTCCTGGACGTTGCCGGTGTGGCGGAACACGTGCCGGGCACCGGAGCGTTCGCCCTGGTCGTCGGCGGCCTGCCAGGTGTTCCAGCACACCACCCGGATGTCGGTCATGGTCAGCGAGCACGACGCGGACCCGTCGTGAGCGTTGAGCATGGCCATGAACGGGTAGGTCGGGGAGTCGTCGCCGGGGACCTGGTAGGGCTCGTCCAGCCGGACCAGCGCCCACACCATCGCCCCGTCCTTCACCGAGCCGGCGGTCTCGAACCGGACGTTGGTGTCGGTGTCGAGCACGGCGTCAATGATGGTGCCCATGTCGGCGTGGGTGATGACGCTGTAGGCGTCGGAGGCGACGTGGAGCAGGTCACCGGTGTCGTCGCGGACGATGGCCTGGCGGCCGGCGACCTGGACGTTGCCGATCCCGGAGTTGGGGCCGGCGATGAAGATCGGGGCCGTGGTCGGCTCCCACATCAGGCCGGCGGCGCGACGGGCGTCATCCCAGTTCTCGGGGTAGTCCTCCAGCAGCGTCTCCTGGCCGTGCCAGGACGGCTCTCGGACTGCGAAACCGGTGTCGAAGTAGGCGGGCATTTGGGTCCTCCGTGTGTCGGGGGTTGTTGGTGATGTGGAGACCGTACCGCGGTCACGCCCCGGTGCGCAAGCGCGGTAACGGGATTCGTGGTGGGGCGCGCAACGACCCCCGGGGGTCAGGGTCCCGGGGGTCGTGCAGGGTGGGGGAGGTTAGACGGTGGCCGAGATGGTCACGTCGTTGGCCAGCGTGTGCGACCAGGCCGTGTTCTCCGGGTCGGAGATCCCCGCGGCGGCCAGCAGCGCCACCAACGCCGTCGTGTTGACCCGGCCGCCGTCGTCGCCCAGGCCCTTCGTGGCCTGCCATGCGACCGACGACAGCTTGTTCTGCGAGTCGGGCATCGCCCGGTCGCCGACGTGGAAGCGGAGCCCGGCGGCCTTGGTGCGCTTCGGGGTGGTGGCCTTCCGGGTGGCGGCCTTCCGGCCGGTGCGGGGCTTGCCCGCGGCATGTGCGCCGTTCATGGCGTCCAGGTTGGCGGTCGACGGGCGGTCGCCCACTTGGCCGGCCTCGTTCCAGGCCTTGAGCGCCTTCCACTCGTCGCGGGCGACCATCAGGTCGTAGCCCTCGGGGGCGAACGGCTCCGGGGTCTCGGCGGGGGCTTCGACGACGGGGGTCTCGACGTTGGTGGTCTCGATGGCCTTGATCCGGCGGGAGGGCTGGCCGCCCGTCTTCCGGGCGGGGCACTTCGGGCAGTCCAGCGTCGCGCCGGGGGCGCAGCGCTCCGGGGACATCGGGAAGTCGTCGCCCTTCGCCCGGGCCAGCGTGTGGTTGCAGGACAGGCGGACGACGGTGGTGATGGCGTGGGTGGTCGTGGTGGGCATCGGGTGATCTCCCTGTGTGTCGGGGTGAGTGGTGATAGGGAGACGTTACCGCGGTACTCGGTGGAGTGCAAGCGCGGTAACGGGGCGATGCTCTACGAGCGGCCACCGGGAGTCGAACCCGGACCGTCACCACGGGATGGTGCCGGCTCACCTTCGAGCCCTTGGCCGCGGGGGAACGGTACCGCCATGCCAGCCACCACCCGGCGCATGCCCCGATCCAGCGGCATGACGTAGCGGTGCTTCGGGGGCATCGGGACCCGCTCGGCGTGCGGGTCGACGTGCTCGCGGAGCCACGGGATCGACTGGCCGCCGATGCCGTACGTGGAGTGCAACGTCTTGGGGTGGACCATGCGGCCGTTGACCCGGTACCACTGGTGGTCGACGGCGCCGGTGTAGGTCCAGTTCCCGGCCTGGTAGATCGTGCCCAGGTGCCCCTGGCCTTCGTCGGCGAACGACACGATCAGCCGGAGCCCGGGGTTGGTGCGGCGCAGCCAGGCGATGGCCCGGGCGACGACCTGGGTCGTGGGCGACTGATGGGTGGTCAACGCCACCCGGACCAGCTCGCACACCTGCGTGGCCGAGCAGCCGAACGCCCGCCCCAGCGCTGGGGCGGCGCCGCGCCCGAACATCACCACCCCGATGAACTCGCCGTCTTCCCACGCGCCGGCGCGGACCAGCTTCCCGGACGGCATGCGGCGGGAGTAGTGCCACCTGGTGACGGCGTAGACCGCGGCGCGGTGCTCGGCCGGTGCCACCACCAGGTCGACCATCAGGGGGTGCCGGGGCCGAGCGCGGGCAGCATCGACGGCATCTCGCTGGTGGCGTACGCCCGCTCGATCTGCGGTGCCATGAAGTCGCTCACCGTGGACCCGTCGGGCAGCACGATGTTGGCCATGAACTCCTGCTCGAACGTGGCCAGGCCGATGTCGACGGCCTCCAGCTTGGCGGTGATGTTCAGCAGCAGGGCACGCCAGCGTTGGCGAGTGGCCTGTTCCCAGGCGGCCTCGGCGGCCGTCGCCGTCCTGGCGCGGCCGGTGTCGGTGACCGTGAACTCGTGGTCGTCGCGGTCGGGCATCGGGAGCACGAACCGGACGTAGCGCTCGTGGGCGCGAAACTGGATCACGGCGGTGCCGGCGGGGCCGACCATGCCCGCGCCGCCCCACCCGTACAGGTACTGGTCGGCGCCGTAGCGGGTGACGACCTTCTCGATCTGTTCGCGGGATCGGTTGGCGGGGACGTCGGTCCCGGCGGCGTAGCGGCGGGTCACTGCTCGACGCGTTGGGCCGCGGCAGGGTCAACGGCGGCCCCGCAGTTGTTGCACACCAGGTGGAACTTGCGGTCGAGGTGCGGCTGGTCGGCGCCGTCGGTCGGCGAGAAGTCCGGAGGCGCCAGCTCGGCGAGCAGGGCGTCGTAGGCCTCGGTCGTGAACCCGGGAGGCAGACCGGCGGGGGCCTGGGCCATCTCGGTCAGCTGCGCGGCCAGGTCGGGGAGCTTCCACCCGCCTGATTCGGTCAGCCGGTTGGTGGACACCATGTACGCCTGGGCCTCCTGGTCGTCGGTCGACGACCAGCCGCGCTGGACCGGTACCAGCCACACGCCGTCGCCGGTGAGGATGACCCCCTCGGGCGGGTGGGCGACGTCGCCGTGGTCGTGCCAGGCGGCGAGCTGGTCGACACGGCCGTGGCCGGCGACCAGTCGGCCGGTGCGTTCGTCGATCTCGGGTTGGGTCGTGAACCCGAACCGGCGGATGGACTCGGCGATGCCGGCCTCGTCGTGGTCCTTGACGTTGGCCAGGTCGCGCCGGTCGAGCAGGTCGTCCAGCTCCATGTACTCGGTGCGGCGGGGCAGGTCAGTCACGCGTTCCTCCACATGGTGTCGATCATGGCATCGAGCCGTTCATCGTCGGCCTGCTCGGTCCACGCGGCCACGAAGCCGTTGATGCTGGCGGAGGCCCGGCGGGCCACGGCGGGCATGTCGGCCGCTCGGGCCAGGCGCTGCCGGGTCAGCAGGCGCCCGGCGTCGCGCCGGGCCAGCAGCCGGCGGCGCCGGACGGCGGCCAAGGTGCGGGCGTCATCCATGGTCGTGGCCTTCCCGCAGCTGGTCGAGTTCGCCCGCCATGTCCGGCGGGTCGGCGGCGGTGCGGTCGGCGACGCCGTCCATGAGCGCCACCACGGCGCCGCGGTCGGGCCGGTCGACGCCACCGAGGATGCGGCGCATCGGTTCGCAGGCGGTGACGTTCAGCGACTCCCGGGCACGGGTGCACGCCACATACAGCAGGCGCAGCTCGCCGGGCGCGATCTCACCGGACTCCGGGAGATCGAAGTCCGGGCCGAGGCGGACGGTGGGCCACTCGCGGCCCTTGGCGCGGTGCGCGGTCGAGATGATGACGTCGGCGCCGTCCTCGCCCACGAGCCCGGTGAGGGCGTCGATGACGATCTGGGAGCCGTAGTCGTCGAGCAGCTTGACCATGGTGCGCAGGTCGCTGCCACCGGGGTCCTGGTCGACGTAGTCCTGGACCTCGCGCCACGTCTCGAAGCACGCCAGGTCGGCGTGGGACACCCGTTCGCCGGCCTGCAGTCGGATGGCGGCCTCGGCGAACCGGACGATGTCTTCGCTGCCACCGACCAGGTGTGGGGCCATGCCGCGTTCCTGGTAGCCGAGCAGCGCCTGGACGGCGGCGCCGTTGGTGCGGCACAGCAACGCCCGCGGGGTCGGAGCACCAATGGCGGTGAATGCGTAGACGTCGCCGGGGTAGCCGGGGCGGCCGGTCAACCGCAGCGGCGCGTGGAGGCGGGCTAGCACCTGGTTGGCGACGTGGGCGATGGCCGGCCCGAACCGCCACGACTGGGTCAGGAACGTGCGTGGCACGGTGTCGTCGACGGTGTCCATGGCGTTGACCGCGCCGCGCCACTCGTAGATCTGCTGTTGGGTGTCGCCCACGTAGATGACCTGCTTGCCCAGCTGGTCGGTCAGCCACGCCAGCATCACGGGGGAGGCGTCCTGGGCCTCGTCGAACAGGATGTACTCGCCGGGGATCTCGAACCCGGCGAGCTGGGCCATCTTGAGGTAGACGTCGTGGGTGAACCGCAGCCCGCCGGTGGGTGACGTCAGGTCGTCCCATGCCCGCAGCAGGGCGGGCATCAGCTCCCGGGCCAGCTGGCGGTTGTTGACGTAGGTGCGTTCCCCGTGGTCGTTGCGGGGGTCGATGCCGTCGACGTAGGGGAAGTGCCGGGTCGCGGGAACGACGTCGGCGCTGTTGCAGAACACGCTGATGGCGCGCATGATGTGCGACGCCTGCCACGCCGGCTGCAGCACCTTCCGGCGGGGCATCCCCATCGGGGTCGGGATGTCGACGGCGACGTAGCCGAGCCGGAGCGCTTTCGCTGCCTGCCACGGGGCGATGCGGTTGTGGCGGGTGCGGTCGAGTAGGGCGCGGCCGTCGGGGTGCTGGTTCTGTAGGGCTCGCCACGCCACCGAGTGCACGGTGCGGGCCTCCACGGACATGGGCATGGCCGCGCCGGCGTCGTTGGCGATGGCCTTGTTGAACGCCAGGTAGGTGCCGTTCCGGGCGGTGGTGCCGGCCATCATGGCCAGCGTCGTCGTCTTCCCGGTACCGGCGCCGGCCTCGATGACGAGGGGGTCGCCGGTAGCGAACAGGTCGACGGCGGCCTGCTGTTCGTCGGTCGGGGTGCGGGTGGTCATGTGGGGGTGTCTCCGTGGGTTACTGGCCGTCGCGTCCGCGGCGGGCCTTGAGTAGAGCCTGGCGGACCGACTCAGCGGTGACGCCGAGGTAGTCGGCGATCTCCTTGTTGGTGACCTCCAGCGGGCCGGCCAACATCAGGTAGAGCCGGATGCGGCGCTTGTTCTTGGCGTCGACGGGCTTCATGTACTCGACGATGTCGAGCAGCTCGTCGAGCAGCTTGCGGCGCGCGGTCTCCCGGTCGACGTCGACCAGGAGCTGAGTCACCTCCTGCTCGGGGGTGGGTGTGTCCGCCGTCGGGGCGGCGGTGTCGACGTCGGCCATGGCTCAGACCGGGGCCGGCTCGGCGGCGAAGTCGTCGGCCGGGTCGTCCACGTCGTCGGCCTCGTCGTCGTCGTAGGGGAGCGACTGCACGCCCTTGGCCTCTTCGACGCGGCGGCGCTGCTGCTCCAGCAGCTCCTCCACCAGGCCCGGGTCGATGATCGCGGCGTTGTCGACGCGCAGCACGTGGATGCGCTCCAACACGTCGGTGTCCTTCACCTTGTCGTGGCGGACCTTGACGACCTCGAACTCGATGACGACGGTGCCGCGTTCGCCGTGGTGCATCTCCAGGCTGTTGACGGCCAGCGCCTTGTTGAGGCCGCCGGACGCTCCGGGCATCTCGATGCCTGACGCGACCACGTCGCGGTCCTCGAACGGTGTGAGCGATCCCATGTGTGGGGTGTCCTTCCTGTTGGGGGTTACCGCGCTACGTTAGCGCGGTCCGCGCTGTCGGGCGGTGGCCAGCTCCCGGTAGGCGATCAACCGGTCGACCGGATCGAACCCGTAGACCCGGGGCGCCGACTTCGGGTCACGCATCCACGCTTGAATGTCGGGCCATGGGTCCCGGGGTCGCAGCACCCACGCCCGGGCGTTGGGCACCTCGGCGTAGAGCGACAGCACCGCCCGCTGGGCGCCCTCCAGGCGGCCACGGTCGGCCTTGACTTCGATGGCCAGGAGCCGGGGCGGACGGAGCGCGATCAGGTCCGGCTGGCCTTTCAGCGTGCAACCGGTGCGCCAGAACCCCTGCTTGGTGAGCAGCGGGTAGGTGTGCGCGACGACGTAGCCGAACACCTCCAGCGCCGCCACCAGGGTGGCCTGCCACTCCTTCTCCGTCGGCCCCGGCACCGGTCAGTCGACTACCACGACGTCGGGCTCGTCGGACTCCCCGGGCTCCCCGTCCAGGTCGGCCATCATCAGCGTCGGGGTCCCGTCGGTGAACGTGATGTAGGCGCCGTCGACCCGCACCCGGATGGTGCCGTCGTCGAGCACGTCCCACAGCGGCAGTTCCTCGTCGCCGTGGTCGTCGGCCCACGACTCGACGGCGTCGCGGACCGCGTCCACGACCCGAGTCCACGCCGCCGACGCGGTCGCCACGTCGGGCTGCAAGCGCACGACGTCGGCGGCGGCGAACCGGACGCGGCGGCGCTGCTTGGAATCCTCCGGGGCGTCGGGCCGGCGGCCGTAGGCGTCGACCACCTCACCGGTGCCGTTCCATGTCTTGCGCACCTCGTCGATGACGAGCGGCCCGTACCGGTCGGTGTCGATCACCATGTTGGGCGCCAACCTGGCGGCCTCGGCGGCGCTGTAGATCTCGATCTTCACGTGCTGTCCTCCGTGGGTATCTCGGGTGTGTCGAGGGTGGCGGGGTAGCGGCATCGGATGGTGCCGGGCTGGCCCAGGTCGCCGCTGATGGCGTGGTCCTTGCGGCGCCACGGCCGGGCGGGGGTACCGCCGCGGTGGCGTTCGGCCCGGGGTCGGAGCAACGGGACGTCGCGCTGGCAGCCCGGGCAGCGGCCGGTCAGCGGCGCCATACCGTGCCTGCCCGCACTTTGCGGATGAGGGTGCGCGACACGCCGTGGCGGGCGGCCAGCTCGCGCTGGGAGTCGGACGACGCCCGGATGTCGGCGACATCGGCCGCGGTCAGCTTGGCGTTGGGATGGGCTTCGCCCAGCAGGCGCCGGCCACGGCCCTTCCGTTCGGCGTCGCGGACGTTGACGAGCTGCGTGGCGCGGACCAGGTGGTCGTAGCGGAAGCACGGCGGGTTGTCGCACGTGTGCATCACCACCTCGCCCGGCGACAGTGGCCCCTCGACCTGCTCCACCACCCACCGGTGCAGCTGGACCAGTTGGCGGCCACGACGGCGGCCCCGAGCGTCGACGCGTGGTGGTCCGAACGACACGCGGCCGTACCCGTGGCCGTTGTCGGGGCCGCGGTAGACGAGGCAGTCAGTGGCCACGGTCCCTCCACTCGTCAGCGTTGGGGCAGGTCTGGAAATGCGTCGTGTGGACGGGGTGCTCGGCCATCAGCGGGGACTGGCCGTGGACGATCGCCCTCGGGCCGGCGGGCGTGGGGATGAGTTCGACGTTGCCGGCGGGGTTGGGTTCGGCGTCGATGGGCATCGCCTTGCCCTTGTTGGTGGTGGCCCAGATGATCTCGGCGTTGCAGCTGCGGCAGGTGCTCATGTCGTTCGCCCACGGAACCAGGCGACACAGCGGTGGCACGCCCGGGGGTGGTCGGGGTCGAACGGCACGGGCTTGCCGTTCTCGCGCAGCGAGTAGGGCGTGATGCTGGTCCCGCAGGCGGCCCGATGGTTGCGGCCCCACCGGCTGGCCTGCACGTGCGTGTGGATGTGCCGGAGGGGGCCGCGCTCGTTGTACTGGTTCCGGCAGGTGATGCCGACGACGTAGCTCATGGCCGTGTGATGTCGTCGGGCCGCGGCCGGTGCATCGGAGTGCCGTCCCACCACCACTCAACGATCCCGGCCAGGATCAGGCGGTGCCACGCGGTCCCGTAGTCGCCGACCAGAGCGCGGGGGATGACCAGACCCAACGCCTCACCGTCGGCGCGGCGCATCGTCTCCACGCCGTCGTTGTGGCCGCCGCACAACGTCAGCAGGTTGCGCATCACGTACAGGCCGCCCTGCCCCTCCTTGTGGAGATGGTGGGGCGTGAACGGCACACCGATGCACCGACCCAACAGCGACCCGGCGAGCCGGCACCGGCCGTCGCGCTCGAACACCGCGGTCCGGGTGGCGACCTCGGCCGGCGTGCGGCGCGCCCGGCCGCTGCGGAGACCGCGGCTACGTTGCATCGGTCAGCACCTCCCACGTGACCACGTTGCCCAGCGACAGCCGCTCGGTGTACCCGTTGGCCTGGGACAGCACCAGCTCGTGGCCGTGGCGGTCCCACCTGATCCGGTGGGCGTGGTAGCGCTGGTCGATCCCGCCCGCGTAGATGACGTCCAAGATCACGACCCACCTCCGACCGCGGCCCGCCGCTGTCTGGGCGACTTGCCCCGTAGGGGGATGGGAGCGGCGCTGGTTGGGTCGGCGCCCGACCCGACGTCGGGCAACGCCGACGGGTCGAACCCGACGACGTCAGGGGTGTCGGCGGTGCGGTGCCAGTCGCGGCGGCGCTTCTTGCCCTTGCCGTGCTGGGTGCCGGACGTGCCGTTGCGGTCCCACCGGATGTTGCGGTTCTTGCGGGCCATGATCAGGCCTCCTCGGGTCGTCGGAGTCGCAGGATGGTCTCGAACTCGGCGCGGGCCGCGGTCGCTTCGGTGCCGTGGCCGTTCAGGCGGTCGGTGGCGATCCGGTTGTCGCGGCCGGCGTGCACGAACCCGGCGCCCATCGCCGCGCCCCGGTGCCACTCGGTCGCCGGGATCAGCGCTTTCGCCTTGTAGAAGTCGGAGACGTTCAGCAGCAGCAGGCCACCCGGTCGGAGCACGGCCAGCATCAGCCGGTAGGCGGCGGCGTGGAACGCCCAGTAGCGGGGACCCCACGGGATGTTCGCGCTGGTGCCCGATGTGAGTGGGCGCCCCAAGTCGTGTGTGTAGCTCCGGCGTGTGGACTCGTCCTTGGCCACGTGGTTGTCGGCGAACCGGTTCCCGTAGGTCGGGCTGGTCGCGATGGCGTCGGCCAGATCGGCGTTGCGGACCATGCGCGGTACCCACTCGAACATGTCGCCGCAGTAGGTGCGCTTGTGTAGGGCGGCCCACTCGGGCTCGATCTCGATGCCAGCGGTGCGGATGCGACGGGACGTCAGCTGGTGGACGCGCCCGACTCCGGCGAAGGGGTCGAGCACGTACAGCGGGCCGTCGTGCACCCGGCCGATGACCCGGCGGGCTTCGGCCGTGAGCAGCACCCGCATCCGGTCCAGGATGGGATCGGAGAACTTGGCGGGGTGCAGGGGTGCGGACGTCACCGGAGTGAAGCCAGGGCGTCGGTCGCCCACGCCGTGGCGGCGTCGGGCTCGTCACGCCACCAATCGAGGACCGCCTGGGACAGCTCGGCGAACACGCCCGGCATGTCGGGGGTGCGGCGCGGCAGCGGGGGCCGACGTGACGGGCCGGGATCGGCCGGCAGCGGGGCGGCAGGGACGGGGTCGGCGAGTGACGCGGTGCGCATGCGTTGGGCGGCAACGAACCCGGGCTCGGGGACGTCGACGTCGGCGTCCATCATGAACAGCACGTGGCGGCGGCCGATCACCTCGCGGATCGCGTAGCCATCCCCCTCCAGGGCGATCATGCTGCGCATGACGTGTTCCTGGGTGGTGCGGAACCCGGCGTCGCGCAGCGCCTTGTGGATGGTGGCGGTGACGTTGGCGGTCTGGAACCCGCCGTGCTGCTTCGTGATCCACGCCACGGCGATGTCACGGTGCTTGCGCTGAGTCGTCGTCTTGGGTGGGAACGTCAGCGGTCGAGTGGCCATGTCGGCCTCCTGGTCGGGGTGTAGGTGATGCCGGGACGTTACCGCGCTACAGGTCGGGTTGCAAGCGCGGTAACGCCGGGTGTTCGTTCACGGGCCACCCGCAGTAGGAACAGATGCGCCCCAGCTCGGGTCGGGTGGCGTCCAGCCAGCTGATGGACGCCGTGCAAGCGCCCACCGGCCGCCGGGGGCGACCCGAGCCGCCCACGTCGCCGGGTCCTGCACCTGGCCGTCCTCCAACGGCGGTAGCGGCAGCGGATGCCACAGCAGACCCGGCACCCCGTCCGGCACCACCAGCACCCCGTCGCGGTCGTCGAGCGGCACTAGAACGCCCCGAGGCGGCCATCGTGCTCCCCGATCATCCGAGCCGTCTCCGCTACCGCCCGCTCCAGCGTCGTGTCCGACACCAGCGCCAGCTGCGTGCTCTCTCCGGGCGCTTTCCGGCGACCTCGGTGGGTGCGGTGGTGGGCGCGGTGCGCCACCGGCGGCAGGCAGCCCTGCGGGCACGGTCGCACCCACCAGCTGCCGGCGTCGTCGGTGCGACCGTGCCCGCAGTCCAGGCACGTCAGGCAGGCGACCGTGCCTCTGCCGTCCGGGGACGCCGCCGCGGCCTGGTGTCGGCCCTGCGATGCCTGGATCACCCGTGCCCGCATGTCCGCGATCGTCGGGAAGAACTTCACGCTGGGGTCGGCCAGTAGGCCGGCGACGGCCTGGTCCAGGTCGTCGGGGAGCACCGCCGACAGCTGGGAGTTCCACATGTCGAAGACGGCGTAGACGGCGTCCTGATCCTCGAACGCCCGGTTGTAGTTGAGGGCCAGCTTCGCGATCACACCCGCCAGATGGTCGGCCGCGATCACGCGGCCCGGGCTTCTGCCAGGATCTCTGCCACAGTCGCGCCGGCATCGGGATTCTCATCGACCCACTCCTGGATCAACCCCTCCAGCGAGGCCACGTCGGCGTCGATGCGCTGGAGCTGCGGGCGCACGAAGTCCTCGATCAGCTCCAGCCGGTTGAGGCGGACCACGTAGGCGTAGACCGCTGAGCCGTCGGCGGTGCGGCCCACGTGGCGCATGCCCTCGGTGCGGCAGATCCCCACGAACAGCGATCGGAGCCAGCTTCGGCGGGCCTGGTCCTGGAAGCGGACGGGCAGGTCTGGGAGCGCTGCGTCGGTGACCTGGTCGACGGGGACGCGGTCGAGTCGGGCGTATTCAGGGCGGGCGGCCAGCCAGCGGCGCCCCCAGTCGTCGGCGGTCTCTCGGGTGGTCATCATCGGGTCCCTTCGGTCAGAACGGTGCGGGCTTCGGTGAGCGCGGCGATCGCCTGGTCGATGTCGACCAGGACGGATTCGGCTACTCGCGGGGCCTGGTTGGCGGGGAGGTTGGCGTGGCCCCCTGGGTAGATACCGAACCGCATCGCGGCGATGGGCTGCTCCGAGGTGCGGGCCAGCTTCCGGGCAGCGACGACCCAGCGATCGGCTTCGGCCCACTGGCCGGCGGTGGACGGTGGAGCCGGCGGGTCGACCTTTCGAAGCACGTTCGCCCGCGACACCGTGTTCGACCGGCCCTCGATGGCGTCGCGCTCGGCCCCCTCGACGGCCGCGTCGAACGTCTCCTCATCGGCCTCCGCGAGCTTGCCGTACGCCGCTGCCTGGTCGTAGCTGATCCCATGATCGGCCAGGGTCGGCGGCGGCGCATCGGAAACCCCTCGGTCTGCACTAGGGGTTTCTGGCACGGCCCGAAGCCTCGGGCGTCCGCCCTTGTTCTTGCCTCTCTCGGCGAGGAGTTGCCCGATGCGCCGTTCGGCCCGGACGCGCATCGCCCCAGCGGCCGCGACCATCTCGGCGTTCAGGTCACGGGCACGGGTCGCGTGCTCCAACGTCGAGATCGCGGCCAGGATGTGGCGGGCCTCATCCAGGTCGCTGGTCTCGCGGACCGCCACCGCAGCCTGTCCGAGGAAGGCGAGCACCACGCCCACGGGGTCGTCGTGGGCATCGAGCGCACCGGCGCTCACCGGTACCAGATCCGTCATCGGGGTGCCTCCAGGGCATTCGTCGGGGATGTACGCGCTGACGTTACCGCGATACCACGCAGGTGGCCCATCGTCCGTCCCATCGCCGTCCGCGGAGCCTCCACCGCCGCCACCCGCCGGTCGGGCAACGCGTCGTCACCCCAGCACTCCCCGTTCAGCCACGTGGCCGGATGCTTCGTGTAGGCGTCCTCCCGGTTCGGGTCCGCCGCGTAGGCCATCGCGCCCCGAACCATCACCTCCGGAGGAACATGCCGACGCCGCGCCGCCGCCCACGCCTTCCGCGCCTGCCCCTTCCCGGCCTTCCGCGGGTAGACGTCCCAGAACGCCACGAACGCGAGGTCCCGATCACTTCCCAGAACGGGGCCGTCTGCGCGCTGGGTGCCGAGGGATTGGCGGATGGCCATCGGAGACGCAGCAGCAGGTGGCACGTCAGGGCCGGGAAGTGGCGCAGGCCGAACTGGATCGTTGCCCAGATCCAACCGGCCAGCCGGCGCGGCTCGCCCATCGTTTTCTCGTTCCTCATGGCTCTCCTTCACCTGGCTTTCCTTAGGCGCGTTGTCCAGCGTGGAGGGTCCGCGCTGGACAACGGGGACCCCTCCCCCCTGGCTGGCGTGGACCCCGCGTTGTGGAACGCGCTCCTCGGGCTGTCGGGGGATCATCAGCACCCGGTAGCCGTTGGAGTCTGGGGAGCCATCCGGGCGCAGTCGGGCGACGCGTTCCACCCAGCCGGCGGTTTCCAGTTCGCTGATCCACGTGGCGATGGAGCGCTTCGACCGACCGATCAGGCCGCCGATGCGGGCGTGGGAGGGGTAGCAATTCTCCGGATCGGAGCCGTGGCGAACTAGGACGCCGTAGACGCGGACAGCGTCCGGGCTGATGGCGTCGTCGTACAGCAACGTTTCCGGGATCATCGCGAACCGGTGCTCGACTTCGACGTGGGCCGGAGCGTTCATGCGGTGGCCGCCGTTGTGGTGACCGCGCTACGGTGTCCCTTGTTGGGCATGGAGTCGTACCTCCTGTCTGGACGGGTCGGCCGTGGGGGTCGGCCCGTCTCGCGTGGTGGCGGGTGTCGGACCCCGCCGTGTGGCTGGGCACACTACGCCGTCCCGACGGGGGTTGCACACACCACCCCGAACCGCGGTAACGTGTGGCGGTACACCCCACGTGAGCAGGAGGAATGCCCCGTGCCCGACACCCGGGAATTGACCGCCGACGAACAACTCGACGAGTGGCTGGAGTCGTCGCTGGATGAGATCGGCGATGAGCCCGCCGACCAGGAACAGGCCGACCGGCTGCTGTGGGCGTTGCGTGGCGTCCGCCGTCGCCGGGCCGAGGTGACCGACGTCGGGAAGGCCCGCGTGCAGATGATCAGCGTGTGGGCCGGTCAGCAGACCGACCAGCTCGATGCCCGGGCGGCGCACCTGGAGCGGCTGCTGGAAGGGTGGACCCGCGCCGAACATGACCGGTCGGGCCGCAAGTCGTGGCCGCTGCCGGCGGGCCAGCTCAAGCTCCAGGCGCGGCGGACGCGATCCGAAGTCGACGCCCGCATGGAAGCGGCGGACGCGGCCCACCACGTCGGGGCGTTGGTCGGCACGGGGATGCTGCCGTCGGACGCGGTCAAAGTCGAGCGCACCGTGCGCGCCGGCACCGTGAAGGACAACACGGTGCCGGGGGACGTGATCCCCGACTACCCGAACACGCCGGAGGGCTACGAGGCCCGGACCGCGGTGGGCACGTTCGATTTCGGAGGCGCGGAGCCGGTCGTCCGGGTGGTGCCCGGCGTGGTGCTGCTCGTGCCGAAGCCCGGCCGTGAAGGCCAGACGTTCGCGGCGGTGACGTCGTGAGCGCCGACGACACCGTGGTCAACGTCCCGGCATCTGCCACCGAGCAGGCACCGCTGCCCCCGACGAAGCACCTGCACCCGGCTGGCACGATCGGGCAGCTGCAAGAGGCGTTCTTTGGCCCGGCGTCTACCCGGCAGCGGGAGCGGGCCGAGAAGCTGGCCGACATCGCCGTGACCGATGCCGCCGAACGTTCGCGGCACCTAGCGCAGCTCGGTCACGAGGAACTCAAGCAGGCCAGAGCCCGCACGCTCGAACGGCGGGCCACGGCGTGGCTGATCATCCTGATCGGCGCCGAGCTGCTGTGCCTGGTGCCGCTGCTGGTGTGGGGCCTGTTCACCGGGGAGGTGTGGTGATGACCGACACCGGAGTCGTCTCCGGCGAGCTGGTGAACCGCGAGCCCGGCACCGACGTCGCCGTCCCCGACCAGCAGGTGATGCCATCGGCGATCGAACGGGCCGCCGAGGCCGCGCTGGCCATGCCCGGCGTCCCCGGCCGCGACGAGTTCCTGGGCCTCGCCATGCAGGCCCGCGTCCTGTCGCTGTCCGGGGCCGCACCCGAGGCGGTGCGCAACAACCCGCACGTGGCGTTCCACGTCGCGATGGTCGGCCGCGACCTGGGCATCTCGCCGTCGGCGGCGCTGCAGCTGATCGACGTCATCAAGACGAAGGGCGGGTACCAGCTGTCGCTGTCGCCGCAGCTGCTCAACGCCCAGATCCGTCGCCTCGGACTGGGGGCGATCCGTCCCGTGGTCCAGGAACGAAACCGGTGCATCGCCGAGGCCGTCGGCCCCGACGGGACCGTGCTCGGCCAGACCGAGTTCACGTGGGACGACGCCCGCGACGCCGGGCTGGTCGGCAAGGCGTGCGAGCCCGGCGACCACGTCATCAGCCGGGACGGCAAGTGCGGCTGCAACCAGGGTTACCGGACGTACCCGCGGCGCATGATGTGGTGGCGGGCGTCGGGATTCGCGGCGAACGACTGGTTCCCGGAGGCCGGCCTGGGCCTGTACTCGCCGGAGGAGTTGGGCGCCGTTGTCGACGACAACGGGCGGCCCGTCGACCCGTCGACCGTCGCGCTCCCCGAGGGCTACACCGACCCCAAGGAACAGCAGGCCGCCGCTCAGGCGGACGCCGACCGGCCCGCGGACGACGACAAGCTGTGGGACCTGCAGGTGTTGATCGCCGCGCTCCCCGAGGCGCTGCGCGGCGAACTCAAGGAGGCGTGGACCGCGGAGGAGTCCCGGGTCCGGAACTTCACGATCCGGGACTTGCCCCAACGGCTGATGGGCACGGCGCGGGCGATGGTCAACGCCAAGTGGGCCGCGGCCACCAAGGCCGGCGTCGACCAGGTCCAAGAGCTGGACGCGCTGCGGCTGGCGTTCGTCGACGGCGTCACCGCGGCGCTGCGGCTGACGTTCACCGGCACCACGTCGATGGCCAGCGACCCCGCATCGGCCGCCGTGGACGCCGTGGAGACGCCCGACCCGGCCCCGGCACCCGAAACCCCCGAACCGGCACCCGAGGCCACCACGGACGACGTGGCGCCCGAATCCGACAACGTGGACTGGCTCCCAGCCATGCGGTCCATGTCGGACAACGTGCGGGCGTTGCTCGCCGCGACCCCCGAGGCGGTCGCGCAGCGCATCGTCAAGGACGTCGCCGACCTGCACCACACGAAGATCAACACCGAGATCGCCGAGGCCGGCGAAGGGCAGCACTACCCGCCGACCGCGCCGATCGACCTGCGGCGCATGGTCGTCACCGCCATCCGGTTGGACGCGTTCGCCGCGGCCGGCGTCGTGCCCGGCGGGGCACCATCGGAATGAGCGGGCCGCCACCGGACGGGATGTTCGACGACCAGCTGTTCCCGCACCTGGTCGACGCCGTGAAGGCCCGCCTGCTCGTCGTCGAGCCGACCCGGGAGTGGTACTGCCGGGTCCGGCCCGGCGACGCCGCGGCGACCCCGGCGGACATCTCCGGTGGCGGCCCGCTCCGCGAGTACGAGGTGTTCACGTGGTGCATGGTCGACGGCGGCACCTATGGGTTCACGTTCGCTCTACCAGAGGCCGCCACGCTCCACGACATCGACCCCGGGTGGGTCGAATCCATCGCCCACCAGACCACCGTCAAGATGCTCGCGCTGGTGGCCCGCCTCAACTGACCCGGACGCGACACGGCCGCCTCACCCCGACGGTAGGCGGCCGTGTCATCACCCGACGGGTCACCCCCACATGGGCACCCGAGTCAGGATCATACCCCGAGGCCGTCGCCCAGGGCCGGCTCCGCGGTCGACGTCGAGTTGTCGACCGCCGTGACCGCCTTGTGGGCGAACCCGCCGACGGCGCCGATGGTGGTGGACACGAGCAGCAGTGACGCGACGTCGAGATCACCCAGCGGGGAGTCGATGCCGGGGAACACGATCCCGGCCGTGGCGTCCGCCTGGGCGCCGATCAGCAGGACACCGAACGCGGCCACCCACGGGATCACCGTGGTCAACGCGCGCTTGGGCTCGCCACCGGTCAGGAACTTGAGCAGGGACGTGATCTGCGATGCCAGCGCCGCGAGTGCTGCCACCGTCGCGATGTCCTCCATGGAACCTCCCAGGTCGTAGTGGTCACCACGGAGCGTAGACCCGGGTCAGGTCGGGTCGCGATCCGCGTCTCGCGGGTGGCGCGCCCGGGCCTCGTCGCGCTGAGCCGTCACCGCGTCGAGCCGGTCCACCAGGTCGTGGTGGTTGCCGTTGACCAGATCCTTCACAGCCGCCACCTCGCCACGGGTCGCCAGCGCCGCCTCCCGCACCACGCGTAGCTCGCCGAACATCTTCATCATCCCGGCCACGGCGGCGACCAGACCGGTGATGGCGGTGATGACCGCGGCGATGGCAAGGAGCTGACCGGCGGTGGGCACGAACCCGAGCGTACGCGCACCGGCCCCCACTCCAGAGGGAGCCAGGGGCCGGTGCTTCGCATGGGTTGTAGAGGTGGCGCCCGCTATCGCGCCCGGTGAATGGATGGACGCTGGGGCGTCGCGTGCTGCCGACCCTACTACGGGGTGTCGGGGGTGACCTCGGTCGGGTCGCTGGCCTCGATGGTGAACCGCTCGGCCAGACCGGAGACCACGACGATCTGCAGATCACCGGACACGGCCAGGCCACCACCGGTCGCCTCGGCGTGGACGTTGGCGGTGCCGAGCACCCCAACCGCGGCGGCCACGGCCGTGCCGTCGCCGTTGTCGGTGAGGTTGATGACCGTCGGGTCGTCGACGGTGTAGACGACCGCGGCGTCGACCGGAGCGGCGACGGGGTTGCCCATCTCGTCGGTCCACTGCCCGGAGAGCGTGACTTGCATGTCTGCGGCGAGATCCATGATCAGATCGACCTTCCCTGTGTGCTGGTGGTATGGCGGCCCGTTGACCACCCGATCGGCTGGTGTGGTGGGCCTGGGCACGCTGGCATGGAGGACGAACCCCCGCCGCTGGTGCCCCTTGACGAGCAGCTCCAACGACAGCGTGACGTCACCAAAGTCCAGCTTCATGCCCAGACCCTACCCGTGCCCGATCAGGCGAACAGCACGCTGTGCCACGTCGCTGGGCCGGCCTTGCCGTCGACCCGGAGCGGCGGGTGCTTGCGCTGCCAGTCGACCACCACGTGGTTGGTGCCCGGCCCGAACCGACCGTCCACAGCGATGGCGTAGCCGCGAGCCTGCAGCGCCAACTGCCAGGTGCGCACCGCCTGCCCGGTGCTGCCCATACTCACGGCGCCGGGGTAGTCGAACGGCACGATCGGCCGACCGGCAGGAGCCGGCGGCGCCGGGGCCGCCCCGAGGAACGCACGCAGCCGGGCCGCGGTGGCACGGGCCTGGGCAGCGGTGCCCATGAACTCGAAGTGCATCGGGTCGGGCCACGAGAAGTCCCCGCCCCACCGGAACCCGTGCGCCTTCCACAGGTCGATCACCCGCCGGGGCAGGTTCGTGACCATCGGCAGCCCGCGCTTGCGGCGCGGGTTGACCGGGGCGTTGACGTCGACGGCGGTGCCCCAGCTGTGGTTCGACGGGGTCGACGTATTGGCGATCGGGCGGCACGCGTAACCCCAAGTCCAATCGGGGCGGATGTCGTAGCCGGCCAGCTCGGTGAGATCCATGAGCATGGCCGTCAGGTCGGCCAGGTCGCGGTGGACCGGCAGCCGCAGGCCGTCGTGGCGCACCAGGGTGACGATGGGGCCGCGGTCGCAGTTGGGCCAGCCGGCACCGAACGAGCTATGCGCCATCGTCGTCGTCCTCCACTGCGGGCTCGGGCAGCCCGGCGAACGGGTCGTCGGCCTGCGGGAGGAACACATCGTCCGTCGATGACGTGTCAGACCGGGAGTCGCCACCGGTGCAGGTGGTGTCGCCCACCTCACCGTCAGGCATCGGGAACGCCGACGGCGCCGCGTCCTCCGGGTCGTACTCCTCGATGACCCACCGGGGCCGCTCGGTTGTGGGGGTGGAAGTGTCCATGTCCCCCGACCGTAGCGCGCTACGGGCTGTCGAGCACCGCCTGCGCCGTAGCCCGGTCGCACGTCGGCGGCGGGTAGGTGGCGATCAGGTCGGACACCTCCGCGTCGGAGAGATCGGCCGACGCTTCACCCAACCGGGAAAGCAGGTCGGTCAACACGCCGTAGACGACGTGGCTACGAACGCACGCACCGGCGTCTTCCTCCTCGTCCTCGCGTGCCTCGGCCGCGGCCAGATCCTCTAGACGCTGGGAGGTGCGCTCCAGGGCGCCGTCAGTGGCGGCCAGGTGCTCGTCGACGGCGTCCTGCCGGTCGTCTTTCCGGACGTCCTGGCAGGCGTCGTAGGTGAACACCAGCCCGAACGCCACCGCCATCAACACCAGCCACCGGACCCCGGCGTAGAGCTGTTCGATCGACCGGCGCGGCACCTCGACCGTGCCGGACTCTCGTGGCGCGTCGACCACCTCGGATTCCCCGTCAGGGATCACCACGGGCACCTCGTCAGCAGGCCGGTGATGAACCCGGCGACCAGCAACAGCACTCCTACGGGGTATGCCCACCGCAGGTAGGCGTCACTCATCGGAGCAGGCCCTTGGCCTTGGCCGCCACATCGACCCCGACCGTGCCAAACAGCACCGCCAGGATGAACGCGAACGACGCCGCCCGCGCCCCCAACACGAACACCTCGGCCGATCCCCAGATGAGCGCCACGACGATGACCAGGTTCCGCAGCCATGGCGGCGGCGGGACGACCGAGTGCGGCACCGTGGGTGCCGGTGGAGTCTCCTGGTCTGTCACGTCGCACCAGCCGGCACCTTCGCACGTTGCGCCGTGACTGCTGCTTCCCACGCCTCGGCCCACCGCCAGGCGTTGCCTTCGATCGTGTGAAGTGCGGCCGCACTTCGTCCCGCCTCAGACATCTCCAACCGGCGCCCCTCGTCGGCCACCAGAGCCCGCAGGATGGCCGCCCACTTCCGGGGCCGGTCGGCGGTCACGGTCCCGGCGCACTCGGTGGCCCACGCCTGGTAGTCGGCCGTCGGCGACGCCACGCACGGCACCCCGACCGCCGCGTACTCCAACGGCTTGAGCCGGGACTTGGCCTGGTTGAACGCCGTGTCAGCCAGCGGCGCGATCCCGATCCCGAACTGGGCGATGGATCGGGGCCACTCGTCGAGCCCGACCGGCCCCGATGACGGCGGGTCCTCGGCGAGCCCCAACGCGCGCCCGACCCCGTCGGGTTGGCCGACGGTCTCGAACCGGCCACCCGCGGCGACCAGCTGCTGGACGGCGGCGCCGACCTGCTGCAGGTCATCCGGATGCGAGTGCACGCTGCCACCCCACCCGACCAGGTCGCTGTCGACGTGTGGGACGTTCAGGTACCACTCGGGCACGTAGTTGGGGACCACCACCGCGTTGCCGTTCGACCCGTAGCGGGACGCCAGCTGCGGGGTCGTCACCGTGACCAGCCCGGCCGCGGCGCACGCCAGCGAAGCGTTGCGTGCGCTGTGCATGTTCTGCATCGGCATCCGAGGGTTGGCCGGGTGGGGAACGAACTTGGCGAGCGTCCGGAACGCCGGGTTGGACGGATGGATGCGGGCCAAGTCGTCGTCCATGTCGACGATCACAGCGACGCCCCGGGCACGGAGCATCGGCAGCGCCTGGTAGAGGAACCGGGTGGTGGGCCGCTGCAGCAGCACGGCGTCGGCGTCGGCGGGGAACGACTCGCCGTACACCCGCCCGCTGAAATCCATCTTCACCGACACCGACCGCGACTGCGGGTCGACCACGACCACATCCCACTCGGGGAACTGGGCGCCGACAGCTTCGGCGGGCCAGATCATCCGGTACGAGCCGCAGCCCCACTGGTCCCCCGGGTAGACGTAGATCTTCACGCAGCAGCCCGCAACGTCGCGAGCCGGGCCTGGGGCAGCACCGCCCAGCGGGCCTCGAACTCGTCGACCGACATCACCGCCGACGGCTGCGACGTGTCGGCGTACGAGAAGTCCACCGTGCCACCGACGATGACCCCGTGACCCACCACGTTGCCGTTCTCGTCGACGACCTCGAACATGCCGTCATCGTTGGTCGGGATCGTCACGGTGCCTCCTGGGGCTTGCGGGCCAGGGCCTCGACGTTCAGCCACGCCTCCGCTGCAGGATTCCACCTGGTGACCTCGGCGGGCGGGATGATCTTCGCCGGGTACATGTAGCCGACGTGCAGCACGTCGAGCCCGGCGTCTTCCATGATCACCCGCAGCGCCCCAGTGGAGAACCGAAAGAAGTCGCTGGGGTAGCCGTGGATCGGGAACGTCTGGTGGGTCTGCACGTACACCAGGCCCCCAGGCCGGACGACGGCGGCGGCGGCCTGCATGGCCACCCACGGGCGTTCCAGGTGCTCGAACAGGGAGCAGGCCACGTAGGCGTCGAACAGGGTGCCCAGCCCATCGGTGTCGGGCCGGATCATGGTCAGGTGGTGGGCGTCGTCCACGATGTCGACGTCCTGGCCTGGGTAGGCGTCGACCTTGGTCCACTCGCCATGGGGCGCCCACGCCGTGTGGTGCGTCGGGTTGGCCGGCTCCTGACGCAGGGTGCCCACCTCGATGATCTTCGGCTCGAACAGGGTGGCCAGCCACGACACCAGGCGGCTGGCGCCGTCGGCCTGACCCCGCCCGATGTGGGCGGGGTCCAGGTCGGGGTCGGTCATCCCCAGTTGGCGCCGGGGCGGGCAGCCTCGGCCACCTCGAACAGGTCGCCCTGCGGGACCACCAGGCCGCCGCGCACGGCCTCCACCTGGGTGCGCAGCGCCCTCTGGAGCCGACGGTTGTTGTCGAGCTGCTCGGCGGCCTCATCGGCATCAGGCCAGTCGGCGTACCGCTCCGACAGCGTCGCGACGATGTCTTCCCACGGCCGGTCGATGAGCACGAACCGCACCTCGACCCCGGCGTCGAGCGCCGGGCGCCACATGTTCGACTGGATCAGCGCGAACGGCCACACGATGCCGGTGACCACGTGGTGCTCGGCGAGGCCATCGCTGGCCAGGTTGGTGACGTGGTGCAGGAACTCGGCGGCCCGCCACTGGAGCCACGACACGTCAGCGGCCGGCGGCGGCCCATCGGCCACGTCGTCCAGCTCCGCGACGAACGCCTGCCCGCCTTCGATCAGCTGGTCGTGGAGGGTCGTCTTGCCGGAGCCCGAGGCCCCGGTCACGTAGGTGATGCGCATCGCGGTCACGCTACCTGCCGGGGCCTCGGGGCGGGAACCGATCAGCCGTCTCGCTGGCCTCCAGCGTTACCTCGGCCCTCATCAGCGGACCGGCTGGTCGGTGATGATCGGCCAGTACCAGCCGCCCGCCGGGTGCTGCACCGGCGGCATCGGGAAGTCCGGCCGGTGGTCGATCCCGGAGAAATGCGCGATCAGCGACGGCCGGTAGGCGTTCGGCACCAGCGGCGTCGAACCCCGGTGGTACAGCCGCGGGTGCCAGATCAACACGTCACCGGCGGCTGCCGCGTAGTCGACCACCGGCGCGTTGCGGGCGTCGATCTCGGCCTCGACCAGGTCCGTCAGGATGGCCTCCGTGTGGGCGGGCCACGCCGGGTCGTTGACGTCGACATAGCGGCGCACCTTCTCGAACGTGAGCCGGTGCCACAGGTGCGACCCGGGCACGTACTGGAACACCCCCGACGACGGGTGCACGTCCCCCAGAGCGATCCACACGGCGGCGTAGTGGTCACCGGTGATCGCCGGGTTGAGGTAGCCGTCCTGGTGCCAGTTCCGCCGGGTCGACGTCCACCCGGTCAGGTTCAGGTGCAGTCCCATCGCCTCGCCTACGAGCTTCTCCAGCTCGGTGGCCAGCTCCCCGGACATGCACAGCTCCAACAGCGCCGGAGTCCGCATGTAGGGGCAGGCGTCGGGCCAGCCGCCCGGCTGGTCGGCGTCGACGACGTAGAGGCCTTCGGGGTTGCCGCGGCCCGTGATCCACGTGCCATCGCCACCTTCGGGGGCCATGTCGTCGGTGGCCGGGTGGAACTGCCGGAACCCGTTGCCGGCGGTCCACGCGTCCTCGTAGGCGGCGATCAGGTCGCCGGGGATCAGCTCGGGGAGATGGACGATGCCTTCGTCGTTCCAGTCGGCTGGCGACCGGTCGGGGGGCGGGTCAGATAGGTCCGTCAGGGTGATTGCCATGAGCGGACGTTAGCGCGCTACCGGAACCGCGCTACAGCTCGTCGATGGTGAGGGGGCCGAGCTGCATGCGCGCCGTCTGCCCTGGCGTGTTGATCCCGACGTGAGCGAACAGGACGCCGCCGTACCCGTAGCCGGTGTGCCCCCACCCGCCGGTATCGGTCCACGTGAAACCCCAGTCGGGGTCCCCCATCGGCGGCGGGTCCATGCCGATCGGGTAGAACCGGCCGCGCATGGTGTCGCCCACGATGTCGGTGTCGGCGTTGTGCGGGAAGCAACTAGCGAAGTCGGCCCACGATCCGGGGCCACCGGAAGTGACGTCGGCGCCGGCCTGGGTGTACTGCAGGTGGTTGGCGTCGATGCGGGCCACCAACCCGGTGAAGTCCCCGAGGGGACCGGCCATCTCGATGTCGATGAGCGCCGATCGGTAGGCACGGTCGGCGTCGTCCTGCAGCACGGTGAGGGTGACCACGTTGCCGGACCGTTCGGACGCCAGCACCTGTCCCCCGGCCGACAGCCGCAGCCCAGGAATCACGCTGTTCGTCAGGCCGAGCAGGGCCGGTGGGCCGACCTCGCCGAGGGTGCCAGCCCACACAGCCCGGTTGATGATCCACGGGATCGCGAAGAAGATGTTCGACCACGCCATGTACGCCAGGTAGGCGCCGGTGTCGGGGTCCACGAACGCTCGCAGCGGGTTGCCGTGCTGGCCGACCAGCAGCCCGCCGTCGCCGTTGTGCCACACGTTCTTGACCGACATGTCGGGGGCCTGGACTTCGGGCAGCAGGTACATGAACCGCTCGTTGGACTCCGAGCCGGACAGGCGCACGAACTCGCCGCGGCGGCCACCGGGGGCGACGACGGTGCGGCGGGTGTTGACGTTGCGGGCCGTGGGGTCGGCGGGCACCGTCAAGGTCAGCGACTGGAACCGGTCCCAGTCGCGTTCGTCCCACCCGACGTAGGCGCGGTCCTTGTCCCGGATCGTGGCCAGCGTGAACACCGCCACCTGGTCGGCCGGCACGAGATGGCGGTCGGCCTGGGTGCCGGTGAACTCGACGGCGGTCGCTCCGACCAACTCGGCGAACGCCTGGACGTCGGCGGCGGCGATCTGCGTGTCGGCGTCGCCGTACCACAGCTTGATCTTGTGCCCGAACGGGCGGATGGCGTCGAGGTTCTGCATCGGGTCGATGTCGGGCAGCGCCGCGGTCCACGCCGCGCCTGACCCCCAGTCGGCGTTGATGGCGGCCTGGAGCCCCGGGTTGGAATCGTAGAACGCTTCGGCGTCGACGATGGGACCGACCAACGCCACGGACGCCACCTTGCCCGGGTTGCGCCACGCCCAGTTCAGAGCGTTGAGGTGCCCATCCCGAAACGCCAGGATGGCGACCTTGTCGGCGCGGGTGTCGATCCACACCTGGCCGGCAGCCCAGTCCAGGGCATCGTCGACGTGCCCCCCGGCGTCCACGACGTCGGGGGTGGCCCACTGGCTCATGCCACCGAGCGACGGTGCCAGCAGCGGGTAGCCGGGGCTGGTCGCTGCGGAGAACACGCCATCGAACGCGCCGTCCAAGTCGGTGACCGCGTCGTGCAGGTAGTCGTGGAAGAACAGGATCGGCAGCCGACCCTGGGGGCGTTGCAGACGTTCGACGTGCAGGGCGAGCTGCTCGCCCACGACGAAGCTGTCGCCGGTGTAGCGGGTCCACCGGGTGAACCCCAGCGGCGGGACGACGTTCACGCCGCGACGGCCCGGATCGACGCCAGGCCCAGCACGCTGGCCGACACCCGCGCGGTGAAGTTGCCACCCACCCCGGTGCCGGCGATCACGTAGTCGCCGGGACTGTGCGCGGCCAGCCGGGCGAACGGGTCGACGGTGCGGGCCGTGGTGGTGTCCATGTCCGGCACCGGGACGCCGTCGAGCGCCGCGAAGATGCCGAGCTGGGCCTGGGGGTAGATGCCGAACGACGCCTCCGCTGGACCACCCGGCGGCTGGATCGCGGGGACGTGGCCGTGCAGGTAGATGGGCCGCGCCAGGTCCGGAACGGTGATCAGCAGCCCGGGCACGGCGGCGGTGACGAACCCACCGCTGGTGCCGGTGACGGTGACGGTGCTGCTGATCGACGCGAACGCCACCTCGATCCCGCCGCCGTGTAGGGCCAGGTCGCTGGCGTGGGCGCTGAGCGCCGAGGGAGTGATGGTGCCCAACGGGTCGTCCTCCACGGTGAAAGCCTCGAACGGGCCGCCGGTGACCGGCACGGTGACGAAGCTGACGAACAGGCCGCACTCGGGGACGCGGCGCTCGATGCGGTAGGTGGTGTTCTCCGGGAAGATGTCGCTGTTGGGGACCAGGTCCAACGACCACACCCCGGCGTTGCTGATGCCGTTCCCGGTGCTGAGCAACGTCTCACCGACGATGGCCCGGCCGGTCGACACAGTCTTGCCCAGCACGGGACGGCCCTGGGCGCCGGCCAGCCGGACACGCACCTCGGCGGGCCACGGCGTCGACGTGTCGGGCAGGTCCAGATCCTCGTAGATGACCGTCACCGCGTGCTCCTAGTCGGTCTGCTGGATGCGGGCAAGGTAGCTGACCCCGTCGAGGATGATGTCGGCCCCACCGGAGCTAGCCAGTACCCCGGTGGCCCGGTCGATGGTGAAGACGGTGACCGCGCCGAACGCCCCAACGCAGGGGATCGTCAGATCGTTGTCAGGCCAGTAGGGCTCCGGCAGCGTGAAGATCGGGTTGAGCGCACCCGATGCCCGATGCGCCCACCCCCGCAGCTCCACCCGCCCGGACCGCATCGTGAACATGACCTGGGCGTTGCCGTTCTGACCGGGGGGCACGGTGCCAGCGGTGTGCCCCCACGTGCCGGTGAACTGGGGTTCGGCGTCATTGCCGACGATGTGCCAGTCCTCGCAGTCCCCCGACCGGCGCCCCAACACGAAGCACCCCGGGCTGGACCCGGCGTACATCAGCAGCACCCGGTCACCGGGCCGCAGCGTCACCGGCGCGGCGATGGACGCTCCGTGGGTGTCGCCCAGGGGACCCTCGGGGCCGTCGGGCCGCACCAGCGCGGTGGTGTTCGTCGGGTCGACCGACACCACGACACCGGGCACCGCCACCAGGCCGGCCTCGATGGCGGCGTCGCGGCCGGCCTGCGTCGCGGCGTTGACCGCTTCGAGCAGCAGGTCACGTTCGACGCTCATCCCTCTTCCTCCAGCAGATCGGCGAGCGACTCGGACCACACCCGGCGCAGCTCGTTCGGCATCGACGCCGTGTCGTCGAGCGGCAACGTCCACGACTGCGCGCGGTACTTGTCACCGCGCCACTGCACCACGTCGAACGTGTCGCGCCGGGGGTCGATCGCCGTCGAGAAGTTCGCCCACCGGTACGCCGAGAAATCAGCCTGGCCGGCGGCCTTCGCAGCCTGGCGGGCCTGGGCGTTCGACTCGACGCCCTGCTGGTCGATCTCCTTCACGACGTAGAACCCGCTCTTGGCGTAACTGTTCGGCGCCTCCGCGGGCACCAGCCACTCGCCCCACACCGGCGCTGCGGTGAACCCCGAGTTGATCACCACGTAGCTGTTCGGGGCCTTGAGCTGGTCGTCGGCCTCGGTGATGCTGTCGGCGATCACGTTGGTGCCGGCCTCATAGATGAACGTCGGTTCGACCGCTTCCATGGACGGCACATTGCGGATCACCGCGGTGCCCACATTGTCGAAATACAGGCTGTAGAACCCCGCCATCGCTGCCAGCTCATTGATCACTTTGAGCCGGTTCGTATTGGGCTTCCACACCACCCATTCCGAGAACGCCGCGTCGGTCGATTCGACCGACCGCTCGATGACCCCGGCGGCGTCGAGCTGCTGGTGCAGGGCGTCATAGATGCTCGCGCCGGGGCCGTAGAAGTTGATGCCCCGGCTGCCCTGGTTGATGGTGCACGCCTGGTCCAACATGGTGCCGTTGGTCCACCACTGCTCCCCGACGGCGGCGTACTGCACCGACCCCGACAGCACCAGCTCGCGCACGGCGTCGGCGAACAGGAACACCCCCAGCGGCCATTCGGTGCCGTCTTGGAACACCATCCACGGCCGCACCCGCATCGCGAGCGTGTCGATATCGGCGGTCACCGACGGGGGCAGCAGCAGCCCGTCCATCGACCGTTTCACGGCCCGGTTGATGTTGTTGGTGATCGACGGCGGCGACTGCATGTCGACGTCCAGGGCGCCCAGCAGGCTGTTCTGCTTGTCGAGCAGATCGAACCGGAACGACGCTGCCCGCTGGCCGAGCCCGTCGAGCGTCAACAAGCTCACAGGCCCGGCACCCCGGCGACCTGCGCCACCGACGTGTCATGCACGCTGGGGGTGTCGGCCACCTCAACGATGCCGATCTCGGACAGCCACATCTCGGTTCCCCGGTCGTCGGCCCGTCGGTTGCGGCCCTCGGGGACCGTGAGGCTGGCCAGCCACCGGTTGCCTTCGCCGTCGCGGACGCACACGTACGGCACCGGCGCCCACCCCAGGTCGCGCAGCGGCGAGAACAGGTCCATCGTCGGCAACGCCACCGTGCACCCGAACGACAGCAGCACCGTGCGAGAGAACCCGTCGCCCCGGCGTTCCAGCGGCCGGAACGCCACCTGCCGGTTGCGGCCGTAGATGCGGCGCAGCTCGACGTCGGCGGCCTCCAGGAACGACCAGTCGCGGTTCACCTCGCCGGTCCATACCTCGGGGTACACGCAGCCCATGCCGGTCGCGGCGTTGCTGGAGAACGCCAGCGCCACCTGGCCGCCCGGCACCGTTTCGCTGATCGGGTCCGACCAGTCGCCCGTCACCAAGTCCTCCCGCACCACCCGGACCCGGTAGGACGACCGCACCCCGATGCGGGCCTCGTGGTCGTTCCACACGGTGTTGAGGCGGCCGTGCACCAGCGCCACCCGCTCCCAGTCGGGGGACAGGTCGTCCATGCGGTCGACGTGGTAGGCGGCGACGTCGGGGGTGCCTGACGGGGCCGCAGACCAGGTGAGCTGCACGTACGGCATGGTGTCCTCGGCGCAGCCCTCACACCCGGATTCGCCGGAGCAGATCTCGACGTGGTGTGCGGTCAACGACCCGTTGCTGGTGCCCACCCCGGTGACCGCCGCGGGCACCTCGACCAGCTGGGCGAGGATGTCGCTGCTCAGTTCGGCGTCGGTCAACGCGTGGAGCGTGGTCCCGGACGGGAAGAACCCGTCGGCGTAGTCGATGTCGGTGCCGAACGTCTGGTCGTCGGTGTGTACGTCGGCCATCAGCGCGGCGATGCGCCACGGCCGGTCCTCGGTCGATGCCGGCGACGAGAACCGCAGCTCGTACTGGGCGGCCAGCAGCTGCTCGCTGTTCGGGAACCGGAACTGCACCGTCTTGTAGACGGCGTTCGTGTCGTCGGTGTTGCTGACCGGCGCCGACACGGGGAGCCGGTCGACGTCGGCGGCGGTGACTTCGACGGCGTCGAGCACCTTGACGCCACCCGAGTCGTACACCTCGGCCCGCAGCGGTGCGACCGGGCGCCCCAGGGTGGGGACCCAGCCGGCGACGGCGAACGCCTGCCCGTAGATCGTCGGGCCACCGGCCATCGTCAGGAACTGGGACACGGTATTGGTGCCCCAGCACACGGCACCCCGGGACAGGTTGTAGGGCATGGTGTCGTCGATCACCGTGGCGCCGTCGAGCATGCGCGCCGCGGGGATGCCGTCGACCTGGGGGCCGGCGGGATCCATCAGGATCGACCCGGTGCCCGGCAGCCCGGACGTGAACGCGGGCCGGAACGTCTGCTGGTGGTTGCGCCAGTCGCCGGTCGTGCTGCGGCCCCGCATGTTCCGCCACGGCAGCACGGCGTTGGCGACGGCGTCCACGGAGTAGTCGGTGATCCGGCGGGCCATCAGCGTCATGTCTTCCCCGGCGACCACGGCGGGCGACCCAGTGGCGTTGGGAGTCGCCATGTCGAACGGCACCCACAGCAACGGGGCCGTGGGGGAGCCGATGCCGACACCGCGACGCCGTTCGGGGATCGACCACACCCGCAGGTACAAGCGGTCCAGGCGCCACGACCCGGGGCCGGCCCGGCACGTGATCCGAATCTTCCGGGTGCCACCGGAGGCGAAGTCGCGGACCATCTGCGGCGTCCAGTGTGACCACGCCGACGCGCCCTGCTGGACGATGGCCTCACCCCACCGCACCGAGCCGCCCACGAACCCCGACGACCAGAACGGGAAGTCCCGCGCCCACAGCGCACCGCCCGGGTCGTAGCGGGTCACCCGCAGCGTGATGTTGCCTCGGAAGAACGGTTCCACCGCCAGGACGTGCCGGTCCAACCCGAACGCGCCGGTGGTGAACTGGGCGTCGAAGAAGGCGTTGAGCGTCGACGACGCGATGAACAGGCCGTCGTCGAAGGCGTTGAGCCGGCTCGGTGTGATCGGCGTCGACAGGTTCTCATTGAACATGCCCGTACCGCCGGTGACGGCGGACACGGAGAAGTCGTTGTGGGTGATTGGCCCCCACGCCTCGTCGCCCTGCTCGACCAGGTCCACCAGCATGGGGCGGGGCAGGGTGCCGTAGCCGCCGCCCAACACGGGAGCCGACGCGCCGAGCCCGGCGTACAGCTCGATGGTGTCCAGGTCCCCGGTGCGGGCGACCTCCCACTGGAGTTCCCCGACATCGGACGCGGCGTCGATCACGGTGTGGCCGTAGCCAACGTCCAGGTGCTCGATGCCCCGCTTGCCGGGGGAGTTGGGGTTCCAGTCGGGCAGGCCCATCAGCTAGCGATCCTTGCTTCGACTCGTGCCCGGCGCTTGTCCAGCACCTCGGATGCGCCCTTGCCGATCTCGCGTCCGACGGCCCGCGCTTCGGTGGGGGTGACGGACCCGTTGATGTGGGCCTCGATGTTGATGACCGTAGCCCCAGCCCCGCCGTCGCCCGATCCCGACACGCCCAGCGCCCTGGTGGTGGCGGTGCGTTCCGACAGGTTCAGGAGCCCGGTCTGGGCGAGCAGCTCCAGTGCCCGGTTGGGGTTGTCGAGCGGGATCACGACCTCGGGGGCGTGCAGCGCGCCGATCTGGTCGTGGGTGATGACGCCGCCGTGGGCAAACGGGTTGAGGTTCCCGACCGCGCCGGCGATGTCGCCGATGACGCCGCCGCCGGGGATGTTGCCGATGGCGTCGACCAGGTCGCCGACGGCGCCGACGGCGTCCTCGATGATCCCCAGGAGCGACTCCACGATGTTGATGACGGTGTCGATCGCGCCCCGGAACAGGCCCCAGGCGCTCGCGGCGATCCCGATGGCCCGGGTGAACGCCCCGGCGAGGAAGTCGCCGATGGGGCGCAGGGCGTTGTCGAGCAGGATGCGGGCGGCGCCCATCACCGTGTCGAAGACGCCGCGCAACAGGTTCCAGGCGCCGACCGCGACCTGTACGTGGGCGGCGAACACGCCCTGGAGGAAGTTCCCGAGCGGGACCAGCACGTTCTGCCACAGCCACAGAGCGATGGTGCTGACGACCTGGAACGACGTCTGGAGGCCGGCGAGCACGAACCCGGACAGGTAGGCCAGGATCGGCCCGAACGTGTTGATCAGGAACGCGGCCATCGGGGCGAGGACGGCCTGCCACGTGAACGTCGCCACGATCGACACCGCGGTGATCGCCGCGGCCAGCGGCCCCAACGCCACGACCGCGAACGCGACCACCACTGGCGTCAGGACGGTCTGCAGGAAGTTCCCGACGGGGACCAGGACCGTCTGCCACAGCCACACGGCGGCGTCGATGACGGCGTGGACGGCGGTCAGGAACGGGCCGGTGAAGAAGTCGCCGACGGCCTGCACCGCGACGAGGAACGTGTCCCGGAGGAACCCGGCGAACGGGACCAGGATCTCGAACCACAGGTGCTGCAGGGCGGGGCCGGCGTTGTCGGCCACGAACCCGACGAAGTTGGCGACCGCCGTGACCACCTCGGCGACCGCGATCGCCAGGATCGCGAACGCCTGGGCGATCGCCACCAGCACGGGGGCGCCCAGCTCGGTGATGAGCAGCGTGACCAGCGCCGCGAGCGGTGGGATCAGCGGCACCAACGCCACCAGGATCTCGGCCATCGCCAACGAGATGGCCACGAACGCTTCGGTCAGCTCCGGTACCACTGGGGCCAGCTCGGTGAGCACGTCGAGCAGGGCGTCGCCGAGCGCCGCGACGACCTCGCCGAGCACGGGGAGCAGGGGGGCGAACGCTTCGGCCAGCCGGGTGACCAGGTCGGCGAACCCGGCCATGCGGTCGGCGATCATCTGCCCGATGATCTCGGCCAGCTGGATCAGGATGGGGGCCAGTGCCCCGGTCAGGGTGGTGGCCAGCTCAACGAACGGGGGCAGGATCACCGCGAGGGCGTCGCCGATCGCGACGAACGCTTCGGCGAGCACTGGCAGGACCGGCACCAGCACCGCGGTGAGGACGTCGGCGAAGGCGCCGGCCATCAGTTCGACCAGCACCGCCAGGGGCGGCCCGACGGCCTCCAGCACGGTGATCAGTGCACCGCCGAGGGCGTCGACCACCGGCCCCACGGCGTCGGCCACGGTCTGGAACGCGTCGGCCAGCAGGTCGACGATCCCCGAGTCGAACAGGCCCTGGAAGAACCCGGCCACGATCTCGGCCACCTGGCCCAGCTGGTCGGCGACCAACTGGAGCACCGGCCCGAACGCCGAGGCGAACTGCTGGACGACTTCCCCGACGATCTGCAAGATCGGGGTCAGCGCGACGACCACCGCGGTGAGCGCCGTAATCACCGGGGGCAGCACCGCCGAGGCGAGCTGAGCGAAGGTCGACAGGATCGGTTGCAGCGCGGCGGCGACGGCGGGCAGCAACTCGGCCAGCGGCGCGAACGCCAGCGACGCCTGCTCGGCCACGAACCCGAGTGATGGCCCGAGGATCTCCAGGCCGGCGCCCAGGCCCTCGAACAGGGCGGCCAGGCCGGGGCCGAGTCCTTGGATGACCTCCAGCACGGTGTCGATGACGGCCGCCGCTGTGGTCGACAAGGCGGGGGCCAGTAGCGCCAGCGACTGCTGCGCGATCAGGGTGGCCTCGGCGAGCGACTCCTTGATCTGCGGCCCCACCGGCTGGAACGCGTCGGTCAGGGCGAGCTGGACCGTGTCCTTGAACGTCGAGAACAGCCCGGTCAGGGTCTGGGCCTGCGCGGCCATGGCACCCGCCGCGCCCGGGAACTCGCGCATCCCGACCAGCAGGGCGTCGATGCCTTCCTTGGCGGGGATCAGTCCGGCGGTGATCTGCTCCTGCAGCTCGGCGCTGGTCAACCCGAGCCCGTCGGCCATGGCCTGGAACGGGGCGAACCCCGGCAGCGCCTCGGCCAACTGCAGCATCTCCTCCGACGTGACCTTGCCGCGCGACGCCATCTGCCCGAGGGCACGGATCACGGAGTCGATGGCCTCCGGGGGGGCGGCCAGGACGGCGGTCAGGTCGCCGATGGTGGTGACGACGGGGATGATCTCGTCGCGTGCGATGCCGGCGGCGTCACCAACAGCCAGGAGCCGGCGGGCGTTGTCGGCGAGCCCCTGGAACTCGAACGGGGTGTTGGCCGCGAACAGCTGCATCTCGCGGATGAACGCATCGGCTTCTTCGGCCGAACCGAGCAGCGCCGTGAACCCGATCTGGGTCTGTTCCAGCGACGCCGCCCCCACGACCCCGAACCCGACGGCGGCAGCCGACATGATGCCGAGCCCTGCAGCGACCGCCAACGCACCGGTCGACAGCAGCGAGAAGCTCGCCCCGCTGGGGCCGATGCGGGCCAAGGCCCGGACGCTGTCGTTGGACGAGTCGCGGAACGACCGCTCGACCGATTCGGCGGCCAGCTCGGCCTGCGCGACGACCGGCCCGAACGCGTCGATCCCGCCGATCTCGCGCAGCTCGTCGTCGACCTCTTGGCCGACCCCGGAGAACGTGTCGGTGAACGCGTTCTCGACGGCCTGGGCGGCGACCTCGGCGTCGCGCACCACGTTGCCGAACGCGTCGACGCCGCCGATGTCCCGCAGGTCCGCCTGGACGCCGCGGACGGCCTCGGCGAACGCCTGCTCCATCGTCTCGGCGACCTGCTCGGCGCGGACCGACGCCGTGCCGAAGTCCTCGGCGTTGCCGATCTCCTTGAGTGACCGCTTCGCCGCGGCCTGCGCCTCCCGGAACGCATCCTCGATCGCTTCGGCTGCCCGCTCCGCGCCGCCGGGGATGTCGGCGAACGCGTCGGCGCCACCGATTTCCTCCAGTGCCAGGCCCGCAAGGCGGCCGGCATCCTGGAAGGCGTCCTTGATGACGGCCCCGGTGGCCTTGGCGTCGTTCTGCGGGTCGCGCAACGACTCGGCGATCTGGCGGGCCGCAGCGTCGAACGCTTCACCGATCTGGTCGCCTGCCAGCCGTGCATCGCGGGCGGTGGCCTCCAGGCTGTCGTCGACCGACCGGCTTGCCTCTTTGAACGCCCGCTCGATCTCCTCCCCGGCCTCCTCGAACGCGTTCTCGATGCCTTCGCCGACCTCGCGGGCGACCCGCTCGACCGACTCCAGCTCGTCGCCGACACGGTCGATCTCCCGGTCCGCCCCCTTGGGGTCGGCGTTGATCTCGACTACAGCCTCACCCAAGGGGCCGGAAACCATGCCCTACGTCACCCCCCGCCGACCTGCGGTACCGACCGTCGGCAGCCCCGCACGGGGCCGCTCCCGGGTGGCGGCGGGCTCGCCGAGCTGCTGGCCGGCAGCCACCGACGACGAGAACGCCGCACGGTCGCCCCGCCACCAATCCGGCGGCGGGATACTGGCCGGCGCCAGACCCGGCACGTGACGGCCGTCGGGCCGGGACGCGGTGCGAACCACCGGACCGTCAGCTGTGATGTCGACGCCCGACGGGTTGTCGCTGAGCGCGTCGTCGACCACCGAACGGGATTCGGGCGTCAGCCCATCGACCCACCGGTGGTACATCGTGTTCAGCAGACGGCGCGGCGGCATCGACATGGGGTCTACGCCGTGGCCGGCGCACCATCCGTCGAAGTCCCACCAGTTCCGCCGACCCCATTCTGCGAGGGCGCCGACGGCGTGGTAGGGCGGCCGGTGTAGTGCTTGAGCAGCGCCTTGAACACGGCCAGCATCTGCGGGAGCGTGATCATGCGCTCAAGGTGGGCCTTGCGCTTGGCCGGCGTCAGCCCCTTTTCGGGGCGCTTCATGTTGGCCTGCCACTGCTCCCACGAGTCGGGCTCCATGACCGTCTCGATGAAATCGAGCGCCTTCATCAGGCTGGAGCCACCGGCCTTCGATAGGCGGGCAGCGGCACCCGGGTTGGATTCGGCCAGCTGCTCCATCGTCATGCCCTCGGGGATTTCCGGCATGTCCGTGCTCGACGCCACCGTCGAGCCCAAGGCCACGTCGGCGGCCACGTCGGCGGCGGCGTGGTAGTTCACCCCGTTCAGCGGGATGGTGACCTTCTCGTCAACCGGCGCTCGAAGGTTGCTGTAGTCCTCTAGTTGAACCATCGTGTCCTCCCGTGTCAGCCCCGCCCGGCGGGCAGGGCGTTGGTGAGGAATCTACGGGCTGGGACCGTGTGGCCACGAGAATGAGCTACTCGCCACGACCGGGGCGCCCAGATCGACCCGGACCCTTCGTGGACCGGCAGGCTGTAGACGATGTTCGACCCGACCTGGATCATGAGCCCCTCGGCGACCGGGATCGGGTCGGTGTGCGTCTGAGCGGCCCGGAGCCGGTCCTTGTCGACCGGGCACAGAACCTTGGACATGTTCTCGACCCGGATAGCCCGACGGGTCAAGTCGAGCCCGACGGGGCCGCGTGGGTCCCGTAGCAGGAAGTCGCGGGCCGCCCGGTTGATCGTGGCCATCAGCAGTCCTCGCAGTTCCGCAACGCCACCAGGACGTGCAGCTCCGAGCCCATGCACTGGCCCTCGACCCCGACGGCGAGCTGTTCCTGCTGCAGCCGTGGCGTGCGCAGGGCGGCGTTCTCGCCTTCGAAGCAACAGGTGACGCCGCGCCGCACGGCGTGGCGGTCCAGCAGGTCGCGTTCGGCGGCGGTGCGCAGCGCGTCCGGGGCGGGAGGGTTGCCCCGGTTGTCTTGCACCGGCACACACCGCAGGACCGTGATCACGTACTCGACGACCAGCCACGTGGCCGGGCACTTGTCGAACGACCCGGTGAGCTTCTGGGCGGGGAAGTTGTCGCTGGGGTAGGCGGTGCGGGTGTGGACGGTCAGCTGCCCGCACTGGCATTGGTCCCACGCCACTTGGGCGCCGGGGATCACCATCGCCCGTGCCGGGGAACCGGACGGGGTCGCGGCCAGGCGTTCGCTGACACACAGCAGCAGCCGGTTGGCCATGTCCCACACGGCGGACGCCGGGGTCGTGGCGCCCATCACACACCGCCCGGCCGGCGCCACGACATGGCGTAGTCGTCCGGGTTGATGATGCGCGGCCGGTCCTGCAGCCCCGATGGGTTCTCGGTCCGCAGGAACAGGTCGACCATCGGCAGCCCCACCCCGATGACGCCGGCGCGCATAACCTCGATCCACGACGGGAACGTCTGCGTCACCCCCTGCCGCGACACGCTGGTGGTGAACGCCGGCAGCTTGCATTCGCCCTGGTCGCAGCCCGCCGCTATCTCGGTAGCCAACTCCGCTGCGGCGAACTGGCCCATTGACGGGACCGGCCACCCGTAGACCGCGGTCACCGACCACGCCCCGGTGCCGGACACGGGCACGGTCCAGTCCTGGCACATCGGCCACCGCTCGCCGTCGGTGCGGACCAGCAGCGTCCCGTCGTAGAGCGTCCACCCGGAACCCTCCGGGAGCACGACACCGTCGATCAACACCTGGGTGATCGACTGGGCGGGGGCCGGTAGCCGCAACGTGTCCGCGTTCCCGCAGTCGCACCCACCGGAGCATCGGCCGCACACCGCGTCGAGCCAGCCGCCTTCACCGGGCCGCCAGCGTTGAGGCCACGCACCGGGCTCCCATCCTTCCCACCACCCGGACGTCACAGCGGGGGCGCACGACTTGCGGCACGGCCGCAGCAGCACCTCGCACGACCCGAACTGGTGACCGGACATCGCCCACAGCACCTCCGACGCCGCCATCAACGGCGCGCCGGTGACCGGCTCCAAGCAGTTGTCCGGCAGCGGCCAGGATTCGCATAGCGGCACGTACATGTCAGCTCCCGAGTACCCGTCGAACGCCGCGGTGAGCGCCGGCAGCTCTACTGCCAGCGCCCCTGATGATGCCCCTTCGCCACTCAACGCGCCCACCATGGGCGGCAACACGATGTCGAGTACCCCGCCGGATGTCTCGGATTCACCCGCCAGCGCGGCGTCCAACGCGGGCAGGGTCGCGTCGACTGTGCCGGCGGCGGCCTCGGATTGGCCCGCCAGGGCCGCCGTGAGCGCCGGCAACACGATCTGGGCCGTACCGGACCCCAGGGCGGCACCGGTAGCCGCCACGGCGATCTGAGGCAGCGTCGCAGCCAACGTGGCGTCCGCTGTGGCCGTGGCGGTGGCCGACGCGGCGATGGCGGGCAGCGTGGCGCCGACGGTTCCGGTGGTCGATGCGGCCGCGTCAAGGTCCGCAGCCAGCGCCGGCAACGTCACCGCGACGGCACCGTCCGTTGACGCCTGGCCGTCCAACTCGGCGGTGAGCGCCGGCAGCACCGCAGCGATCGTGCCCGCGGCTCCGGCGTCGACCGCGCGCAGCCGCACGAACGCGACCGGGCCGCACTGCTGTGTGGTCGACGTGAACGCCAGCGACGGGGCCACCGTCCCGGTACCGGCCGTGACCGCGGCGTCGAACACCTCGACGTTGCCGTCGTTGCCGGTGCCGGCACCCGCCCCGGTGGTGCGCCGGGTCGTGGTGCCGAACGTGATCCCGGATGCCGTGATCGCCGGAGTCGCGAACCCAGCGAGGTTCAGGTCCGTGTCGACCGCCGCGACCGCGACCACCACATCGCCCGGTTGGAGATCGACCGCAGCCGACGCTGTCGCTGCCCGGTTCACGCCGTGGAGGGCGTCGTCGCCGGTGACGATCGCCGTGTCCCACGCCGCGGTCGGGCTCTTGGCGTAGAGCACCATCAGGCCGATGACGCCACCGTTGGTGCCGGGCACCTGGTCGAAGGTGACCGACCCCGACTCGGAGCCGTCCAGCTCGCGCAGATCGACCGCGACCCGGCCCTGGTGACTGTCGGCGATGTTGGTGCCGACCAGGCCGCCGAGTAGGTCGGTGTGGTCCGTCCACCCGGACTCGGCGGCGATGGTGGCCAGGTTCATCCAGGCGTTCCGGCAGGCGATCGCCAGCACACCAGCGGCGACCCCCGCCGGGTAGGCGACGTTCTGTGTCGTCGTGCCCGTGGTCGCCTTCGCTCCGGTCGCGAGATGCCCGACCGGCAGCGCGGGCCGGATCGCCAGCGTGACGGTGCAATAGAACTGCGACGCGTCGAGGGTGAACGCGCCCGGGTCCTCCGACGCCACCGCGTTGTCGCGCAGCGCCCACGCCAGGGAGACGCCGTCGGTGGCGTCCCCGGCGTTGACCAGGCCGGTGCGGTCGTAGCTGGCCGGGTAGGCCGAGATCGTGGTGGTGCCGTTGTCGATGCCCACCAACGTCAGCCACAGCGTGTCCTCGACATCCCACCCGGCAGGGTTCAGCGCCGCCGGGTCGCAGGTGGCCGACGCCCCGCCCGGCTCCGTGCCGATCGACGCCATGAACGCCGCCGCCGCGGCGCCGGTGACCCGCCACACGTGATGCGCCGACGTCTGCCCGACGTCAGTGAGGATCGTCTGAGTGGCGCCCTCGGTACCGTTGGCCACCTTGGTGAACACGCGCAGGAACTGGTGGTCCCCACCGTCGGCCTGCGAGATCTGGTGGGTCCAGTCGTCAACGATCTGCCCGGACGAGATCGGGCGGGCGTCGAACAGGATCGCCGCGACCAGGACACCGCCCGACCCGGCCGGCATGTCGACCGTGTGCGTCGTCGTGTTGACGGGCTCGCTGCTGTCCGCCTCGAAGGCAGGGACGGGGAACGTCACGTCCCCGCCACCTACCCAGCAGGCATCGTCAGGGTGCCACCGGTGATCTCTACGTCGAGGCCAGTCGAGATCGCCACGGTGTTCAGCTCCAACTGACCGCCGCCACCCGTGGCCGTCACCGACCCGTCGAACACGGTCGCCCCGTCGCTGTCCTTCGCCCGGAACCATCCGGCGTCGGCGTCGGCCAACCCGACCGTGGCCAACACCGGTGCGGCGTCGAGGGTCTTGACGCCGTTCACCGCGGCGGCCCACGCCGGGTCAGCGGCCGTGAACGTCGCCAGCAACGTGCCCGACGCGGCGTCGTTCGCCGACGCCGGCTGGACACCGGAGCGGACATCGAACGTGCCCGCTCCGGCCCCGGCGTTCATCAGGTCGCCGACCGCGTCCGCCGCAGCAGACCGGCTGGCGTTCGGGATCCGGGTGGCCATGGCCTACGCCGCGGGCAGCGTGACGGCGCCGCAGCCGGTGACGTCCGGGAGCGGCAGCCGCGTGATGTTGAACCCGCGGTGCGCGTCGGCCGGCACCTGGTTGATGAACTTGATCGCGCCCGGCCCCGAGCCCCACAGGCTGTTGGCCTTCTCCGACCGTGCGGTGATGCGCCACTCGATCACGTCGTTGGTGACCGTGAAGTCGTTCAGGCGCCCGGACGCCAGGTGCGGCCACGCCCAGTACGCGGTGCGGGGGTCGTCGCCGGTGCACGTGTCGGCGTCGGCCTGCCACAGCTCGAACCCCCACCGCGAGTCGACCGACCCCTCCTTGACCCAGAACCCGGTCCCGGTGGCGGGGTCGCCGGTGACGATGATCTCCTGCCCGGTGGTGATCACCACGGCGTCCGGGTCGATCGTGCAGAACCGGATGTTCAGCTCGTCACGAAGGAACTCGTCGTTGCCGCGCCGGTTCACACAGAACCGGCCGTTGGCCTTCCGGAGCTGGTAGTTGACGCCGTCCTCGTACTGGGGCGACACCTGCACCTCGACGAACCCATCGAACACGATGAGCGAGCCGGTGCCGGTGACCGGCGCGCCGCACTCGTCGAGGCGGATGATGCGGGCACGGGTGCCCTGGATGGGGGAGATGCACTCGGCGGTCATGACTGGACGGCCTCCACAGCCTTGATGATCTGGTCGCGGGACATGTCAGCGGTCACCGGGATGTTGTTGGCCTCGGCGAACACCGCCCAGGCCTCCCGGGTCGCGCCCTGGCCGGTCCTGGGCGGCGCCTCGCCCACCAACACGACCGCGTTGCTGGTGTCGTCGACCGCCACGGGAGTAACGGCCTCCGAGCCTGGCAGCGGGTCCCTGACGAGCTTGGCCAGCTCGCCCCGCTGCTCGTCGTCGAACTCGTCCAGGTCGGGGATCTCGACCTCGTTGGCGCCCAACGGGCGGAACGGCACGGCGGCCTCGACGAACACGCCGAGCCCCACCATGAACGCATCGTGGCCACGGAACCGGAGGATCACGCCGTGCTTCCCGCGCTATCGGGGGCGCCTGACACGGCGCCACCCAGGGTCACCTCGGCGGCGACCAGGCAGCAGTCGAACGAGATCGAGTAGTCGCGGTAGGCGACATACACGGTGGTGTTGTCGGTCCGGCCGATGATCTCCGATGCCGACACACCCAGGTTCCGGATCGGTGAGCGCAGCACCTGGACCATGCCGGTGCCGTAGAACCAGCCCTGCCCGGCGGCCGGCTCGGCGCCGGTCGGCCCGGGGTAGAGCCCACCCGAGTACGCCGCGATCCGGTTGCCGGCGAGCGTGCGGATCTGTTCGCCGGACTGGCGGGCGACGCCGTAGTGGTCCAGCAACGCCAGCGCGGTGCGCGGGACGTGGATGATGCCTTCCCCGCCGTAGCACTCGCCAAGGGCGCCTTCGACCAGGGCGAGCGCTTCGACGGCGTCGACCGTCCCGGACGTCTGGACGTCGGCGGCGAGCTGACGCACCACAGTGTGCGCACCTTGCGGGTCGGCGTCGAGCTGGGCGTCGTCGGCCAGGTGCGGGTAGACCAGCCCACCGTGGTGGGTCTGACCCGACCAGAACACCCGCTCGACCGCCCGGCCCTCGCCGTTCGTCAGCAGCGCCTCGGTGCGCCGCCGCAGATCGGCCAGGTCGTTGCCCCACCCCACAGGGGAACACGGCACCCACGCGTAGACCCGGAACACGTCCGCGGCCAACGACGCCACCTCGGTGGGTGACGGGGTCCCGGTGATCGGCGCGCCGGTGCACGGGATCATCACCGACGTCGACGCCGGCCCGCAGTCGGGCGACATCCGCTGCACGCCATGTGCCCAGCCCTCCGGCTGGACTGGCGGCAGCTCGCCTGCGGTCAGCAGACCGAACCGTTGGGGGGTGAACGACGGTCCAGCGTCGACGACTAGGTACTGGTCAACCATCGCTCACCCTCCTCCCGATCTCGTAGTGGTCGTCACCAGGGCCTAGGCGCTGGCGGCGGCCTGGACCGTCTGGGCGCCGGTGGTGCCCTCGGCGAACATGTCGGTGAACACGATGCTGAGCGCCCGGTTGCCGCGGGCACCGATCAGCGACGCCTCCTCCGACCAGGCGGCCGTGTGGTCGTTGGCCTCGTTCAGCACCGAGTCCCGGACCACACCGAGGTTGAGCTGCATGCCCGCACCCCGGAAGAAGTGCCCGGGCGGGTACATGAGGCCGGTGAACGACGACGGCCACGCCACGGGGGCGGTGGTGCCACCGATGGTCCCGGCGGGGGCGGCCCAGCCGATGGCGGACTGCCAGTCCTCGACCCACTGGCCACGGATGTTGCGGGCGTCGAGCTGGGACATGAACCAGCTGTCGGCGACCGACAGGTCATCCCAGGCGTTGCGCTTCGCGATGTCCGACCGGAGCAGACCACGAGCCCACGCCGGGAGCACCAGCTCCATGACAGCGTTCTGGGGCATGCCGACCCGGTACCGCTCGGATGTGGCCTCCAGCTCGACCGCACCCAGGAAGTGGGTGATGGCCGACGACGCCGCACCGTTGGTCGGGGTCACCGACACCACGGAGGCGTCGTCGGCCATCAGGGCGATGTGCCGGCGGTTCATGATCCGGGCGTGCGCGACCTGGACCAGCGACAGGAAGTGCCGGATCAGCTCCGGGTAGGCGTCCTCGGTCAGGTTCCCGGCGAGCACGCACAGGCCGAGCAGCCACAGGCGCTCCTCGTTGAAATCGGGGCACGGCGGCCGGAGGCACGCCTTCGTGGGCGACCCGGTCGCGGCGAGGATGTCGTCGGCCTCGGTCCACAGCCACGGCATCGACGCGTTGGTGCCGACCCCTGACGCGGCGGCACCGGACAGGGCGAAGAACTGCGCCAGGTCCAGCGACTCGGGCCACCGGAGCCCGCCCCGGCGGATGCCGATGGTGGGCACGTCGACCATCCCCGACGGGGGGCCGGTCACATCGAAGAACGAGTAGTCGATCTCCGACGGGGCGCACCAGCCGCCAGCGGCGACCAGGCCTTCCATCCCGGTGCGGGACGTGGCCGGCGAGATCAGTGCCCGGAACGCGGCGTCGACCTCGGCCAGGGTCGAACCCTCGCCCAGCGTGTACTCGAACGTCCGCTGGATCGAGGCGACCGGCATGGGGGAGCCCTTGCCGGCGGTGATGCCCATCGACCGGGCGCGGGCGATGACGGCGTCGGTCAGCGCCTCGATGTTGCCCAGCTCGTCGCCGGGGACGACGCCGGGGATGTCGGCGGCGGCCGTCAGGAGCATCTGGGCGGTGCGCCGAGCGGGGGCCGACGGGGCCGGCGCGTTGCGGGCGATGTCCCGCAGCGACAGCGCGGGGTTCATCGTGCCGGGGGCGGCGGTGGCCGGGACGGTGACGGGCCGGCGGGCGGACGCGGCGACGGCCTCGGGGGCGGGCGCGTCGGCGGGCGGGTCGGCCGGGGCGTCTTCGACGGGGGCCGGGTCAGCCTCGGGGGCGGGCGCGTCGGTGGCGGCCGGAGCGTCGTCGCCGGGGTCGACCGCGGTCCGGACCGGGGTGAGCGCGTCGAGCACGCTGTTGACGGTGCCGGCGTGCTCCTCGGTCCGGCGGGTCACCTCGGTGTCGAGAGCAGCGAACGCCGCGGCCAGCTCGGTGGCCCGGGCGGCGTCGTCAGCGGAGATCGAATCCGGGTCCTGTTCGGCGCGGGCGGCCAGGTCGTCGATCGCGGCACGGACGCTGGTGTGCATCGTGGCCAGCGACTCGTCGTCGACGTGGTCGGGCGACAGGTTCTCGGGGACGGTCAGGTCAGTGGGCAGGTCGGGGGCATCGCCATCACCACCGCCGATCCACGGCAGGGTGCGACCGGAAGCGGCGTCGCGCCACTGGAGGCCGCGCTCGCCCATGATCAGCTGGAGATCGGAACCGTTCATCTCGGTGGTGGTCCTTCCTGGACGCGTTGTGCGTGTAGGAGAACTCGACCAGGCCGAGCGGCGATGCTCCGGGGGTGGGCCAGGCCCTACCCGAGCGGTGCGAACTGCGGTGAGTATGCCTAGAGCGGCCCGCCGGTGTCAACGAGGGCGGCGATCACTGCAGGCCGACGTGATGCGAGGGTGCGCCCGGGCCGTCCCCCCGCGTGGCCTGCGCTGTGCCGTCGGCCGGCATGACTGGCTACCCCGGAGGCAGGTCCGATCGCACCCTAGACGGTGCGGAGTTTCCCGCCGTTGTCGCGCTGCCACGCGAACGCCGACCCGTGCCCATCGAAGTACGCCACCTCACCACCGGCGACCACACGGAACCGGGCACCCGCCGGGATCTCCTCCACCCCATCCGGCAGCACCGCCAACGGCTCGACCGGCGGCGCGGTCGGCGTCACGTACGACCCCACCGGAGCGTCGCCCGACGTCCGAACGACCGCCGACCGGCCACGGCCGCTACGACTCCCCGAACACCCGCACGCCATCAGCGCGTCCCCTTGATCGCAGTTAGCACCCGAGCAGCCGGCGTCCGCCCCGACAGGCGGGCCACCGTCGCGATCCCGGCCGCCCGGCGGCGGGACGCTTCGATCTCGGCGGTCGGCACGTGCACGACCGGGACCGTCGACGCCACCAGCGTGTCGCCCCGGTAGCTGGTCGTCGGATGCGCCCGAGCGAACCCGGGCACCGGCACCAGCAGGCAGGCGACCAGCTCGGCCGTGTCGGCGACATCCGGGTGGGGCTGCCAATCCCCCGAGCATGAGCAGGCGAGCGCCCGGGCGATCTGGTCGGGCTTGGTGCCGGGCAGCACGGCGCCGGCCATCCACACGCCGCCCAGCCGATCGGATTCGCCGACGGCGACGGCGCCGATCACGGAGCAGGCGTTGTCGTAGTGCTCGACGGCGACGTGGTGGTCGGCGCGGTGGATGGGGGCGTGCCCGCAGTCCATGGTGACGGGGCCGGCGTGGACGCGGCCTTCGGCGGTGAGCGCCCACTTGCCCATGAACCGGGTGTAGTCGACGTTCCCGCGCGGTGCTTCGCGGCGGCCACCCGATGCGGCCCATGCGCGGTGCCCGGTGCCGTAGGGGGCCAGGAGGCCGTAGATGCGGCCGTCGTCGGTGACGCAGAACGCGCCGTCCAAGTCGACGTCGACGGGCTCCTGGAACCAGGCGGCGGGCGGCAGGTCGGGGAGCGTGATCGTGTGCGCCGCGGCCGTCAGGGCGGCGGCCGTGTGGGACTCTTGCGCTCCGGCCATGAGATCGTCGATGGCACGGTCCTGCCCGCAGGTGGTGCACGACCCGCCACACCCACAGCCGGCATCCGGTGGGGCGACATGGCCGCCGGTGGCCAACGCCGCCGCGGCCAGGGCCGGCTCCATGGGCTCGTCGACCATCTCGGCCGGCGCCGGCCCCATCAACGCCACCAGCTCGTCGGTCGGCTCCAGCACGGCGTCGGCCTGCGCCGGGGTCGACACCCCGGTCAGCTCGGCGACGTTGGCGCCGTCGATGATGACGCGCTCGGGCTGGATCACGACCTCCTCGATCGGCTCGTTGGGGTCGACCTCCTCCAGCACGGGGTCGTCGTCCATCTCACCGGGGGCCGGCCACACCAGCGTCGTGGTGGCCGCTGTCTCGTCAGCGCCGATCGACACCCACCGGTCGAACCCGGCCACCGCCCGGCGGCCGTGCTCCCAACCGTCAGGCGAATCCAGGTCCAGGCGGATGAACCCGTAGTGGGTGTCACCGTCTTCGACGACGCGGGTGACGACCCCGACGGGGACCACCTTCGGGGTCCCGCCATGCGCCGAGCTGTGGACCTGCACGTGATAGGCGAACGGGGTGTCGCGGTAGGTCAGGTTCGTGAACACCCGGCCGGTGTTCCCCAACCCGGTGGCGGTGCCCTGCTGGTGCATCACCGCCCGCAGATGCTCACCGGCCTGCGCCGGGGGGCCGTTCCCCTCGGGGTCGTCGACGGGTCGCCCGCTGGGGGCGTCCGGATCGTCATCGTCGATCGCGGCGGTCAAGTTCAGGTTGATGACGATGGGCTCGATGGCCGCGCCGCCACGGGCCACCGCCGCAGCGACGGCGTCTTCGACGGCGGCGGTCAGCTCGGCACGGTTCATGGGCACATCATCCTCCTCCGGCGTGGCGCCGGCCAGCTCGAAGTCTTGAGCGTCCGCACCCCGGGTCACCCGGATGCGGTCGAACGTGATCGGCCCCTCGTCAGCGACCGCGACGGCCATGGGGTCCCAGACGTCGCCGTAGCCAACGCACACGTGAGCGACCCACGGGGCGTGCTGATCGGGCATCGTCCACAACGCTCCCGGGCCACCGGCGACCGACGCGCGGCCCACCATCGTCGTCACCCAGTCGTGGATCGGCGCCAAGCGGGGTCCGCCGACCGACAGCACCAGCGACGGCGTGTCGCCCATCGTGTTCCACGCCGCGACCCCGAACACGTTGCCGACGACCGGGGGCTCGTCAGCGGCCCACGTCTCGATCTGCGCGACCAAGCTGTCGAACACCGGTTCGGGGATGTCGGCGCCGTCCCCCAAGTAGGCGAGCGTCAAGTGCAGGGCGTCGAGGGGTTCGCCGTCGGCGACCAGCAGCCGTTCGCCGTCGGCGGGGATGAGCGCCACCATCGACCCGGTGTGCGGCTCCCCCGTCGTCGAGTCGACCTGGTCGGGGCCGGCAGCGGCGACCATGCGGGCCACCTCGTCGACCACGCCACCTTGCTGGCGGCCCTCAGCGACCAACGCTTCCGGGGTGTCGATGAACAGCACCGTGCACCGGCAGTTGATCACCTCGGCGCCCGGGCCGGTCGGGTCACCCGGCACCCGCAGCCGCGCCGACCCGACCGTGAACTGCTCGTCAGCGGCGACGACCTGGCCGTCAGCGGCGACGTGGGTGGGCCGGGTGCGGTTGTCCATCGTCGACAGCCACTGCCGGTACGGCGGGGCGTCGGCGCCCATCAGATCGACCCGGGCCTGGGCACCCATGTTCGACGCCGAGATCACTTCGGTGCGGGCCAGCAGTTCGGCCTCGCGGGCGGTCAGGTCGACGACGTCGGTGATCCGGCGTCGCAGCGCGTCGATCCCTTCGCCGGCACGGAACCCCACGACCAGTTCCTCGCGGGCCGCGGTCCACGCCGCCTCGCCCAGCGGGTAGAACCGGTTGCGGGTGTCGGCCAGGTACTGGGCCGCGGCGTGGTTCAACAGCTCGGGGTCCGCTGTCGGGATCACGACACCCACTCCACGGATCGCCTGGACCTGTTCCTCGGCGGCCTCCGCGCCGGCCTCGAACATGCCACCGAACCACGGCAGCACCGTCTGGTCGACGGCGTACCCCCACTGCGTTTGGATCGCGGCCAGGTCGTCGAGCGATGCGCGGGCCTCGGCGTCCCCGGCCGCGGCGGTCGTGGCGACCACCGCGAACCGGGCGGCGACCCCCGACAGGATCGGGGCCATCGCTCCCAGCAACATCGCGGTGGCATCGTTCTCCAGCTCGGCGACCCGGCGGCGGTGCGCTTCACGCCACCCCATCAGGACGCCACCCGCAGCGCGGCCAGCACCTGTTCGGCCGGCGACATCGTCGGCGCCGCGGCCAGATAGGCCTCCAGGAGATCCCAGCTGTGGACTGTCCGGGACGTGATCAGGTGCCGGGTGTAGTCGTCGAGCGTGGCCTGCAACGTGGCCGGGCACACACCCACCCGGCCGGCGTACTCGGGGACCCGTTCCCACGCGCCGTCCAGGAGCGTGTCCAACGGCCGCACACGGGCCGCGTTGCAGGCGGTGTGCATCAGGTGCGGGGGCTGGTCCAACGTGGCGTCCGTGGCCCGCTGGCGGGCTGTGACGTTACGTAGCCGGTTCCCGGCGCGTTCGATGGCCCGGCACACCAGCGCGTCGGCGGCGACGACCAGCGCGACGTCGGCCGCCCGCACCGTTGTAGGGCGCACCGCGTCCGGGACGTCGCGCTCCGATGGGGCCGGGTCGTCCGGTGCGGTATCGGGGACAGGCCCCACCTCCGGGACGGGCTCCTCGGGGTCATCGCCCACCGGCACCTCGTCGACGACGGGGGCGACCGGTTCGGGGACCTCGTCCTCGGTGAACACGCCCAGCTTGATCAGCGCCGCCCGCTGCAGCGCCGCGTCACCACCAGGCTCGGCCACCTTGATCAGCAGCCGGCGTTCCACCTCGCCGTTGTCGGGGGGCTCGACCTCGGACAGGCCGGTCTCCGACCGCAGGGCGTCGCCAGTGGCCTCGTACCGGTCATAGGCCAGCACCGTGTCATCGGAACGGTCGGGCTTCGCGGTGAAGTCCGACAGGTCGTACCAGGCGATGATCTGCTGGCCGTCGCCGTCCACGATGTTCTCGGCCTGGATCGCCTCGGCGAGGATCCGGCCACCTTCGGGCAGGTCCAGGTCGACGCCACCGGAGCGGGCCTCGCCGACCAGCGCCGGCAGCAGGTAGCCCTTCGTGATCCCGTCGCACACCAGCTCCAGGTTCGGCTGGACGTGGATCTTGACGCCTTCCTCGGCGGTGATCGCCTTGCCCCAGTGGTTCTCCTGCTCGTTCGTCAGCGCCCGCGCCGGCATGTCCATCGCCGTCGCCAACCGCTCGATCAGCTCCTGGCGCAGCTCCACGGAGTGCTCGTCGAACGGCGTCGAGAACTGCACCAGCTTGATCTTGTCGATCCACTCGCCTTTCATACGGAGCAGGAACGGCACCACCGCGGCGGCCGACCCCCGATCCGAGATCGGGCGCGTGATCGTCTCGACGAACTCCTTCTCGAACTGCTCCCACCCTCGGGGTAGCTCCATCTCCTGCGGCAACGGCAACAGGCCGGCGCCGGCCAGGCGGGACACGGCGGTCGCTTCGATGGCGGCGGTGAGGGTGGTCAACTCCCGTAGGATCGACATCGCACCGCGCACCGGCGAGTCCGGGCGCCAGTGGCGTTGCGGGTCGGGGCGGTGGACCTTCACAACCAGGCCGTCGTCGAGCGGCACCCAGTCGGTCGTCAGGTCGCCGTTCTGGACCTCGTAGACGGGGCGGCCGTCGGCGCCCAGCCGGGACGACAAGCGCACCTCGTCAGCGGACCGCACCTGCCACGTCGCGCCGCCACCGTCACGGGGGTCGTAGCCGCACATGAACCCGACACCCGGCGTCATCAGGTACGTGCCCCACGCTCGCAGCAGCGCCGACTGGCCGCCCACGCCACCGGCGAGCTGCGCCATGTAGACCGACGCGGGGTGGTCCTCGGGCAACACCTCGGGCTCGGCGCCAGGGGCACGACGGCGAGCAGCGATCAGCCGGGCGCGGCCCATCGAGTTACCCAGCCACGTCTCGGCGTGGCGCAGCTCGCCGGTCGTGTTCCGGAAGAACCAAGCGTCCGGGTGCCACGCCTCAGGGGTGGGTTCGTCCGCTCGGGTGGGGGCGAGGATCTTGGCTGCGGCGGTCGTGGCGGCGAATCGTTGACGGCGGGCTGGTCGACGTCGGACTCGCAACAGGTCAGCCACTACACGGGCTCCTCATCGGCGTCGTGGGGCTCCAAGATGTTGATGAGCCCGGCAACATGTGCGCACATCCCCCACACCAGCACCGGCGCCGGTAGCCCGTACCACGCCGTCGTCACCGCGGTGAGTGCCCCGGCGACCCACACGCCCATGCACCACGGGCACGACATCAGGTAGTCCTGCCAGTCGCCCCGGGCCGCGACCCATGATCGGGCTCGGGCGATCGGCGGGAACGCGTCGGCCACCAGCAGCCGCGTCACCCGGGCCGACGTGACGGCCAACAGCACGAGTAGCAGCACGACGCTCACGGCGGCGAGCGTACAACGCGGCCCGCCCACTCAGCGTGTACGCGCCACCGGCGCCCCACCCCATGGGGCAGAGCGCCGGCATACACGGACCCCGACGTAGCGGGACCCGCAGGTTACATCGTCGGCCGGCGGCCCGGGTCCAACCACCAGCCGCTGTTCCCCCGGATCGAGGCGGCCATCCGGCGGGCACGCCGCGCGACCGGCCGCTGCCACCATCGCCCCGCCTGGTCGGCGATGCGGTCGCATTGAGCTGCCAGACACCGCCACGACCCGCCGAACGTCTCGGGCGGCCACCCGTCGTGCGACGTCCCGCAGTCCGGGCACGGGCCGAACCAGCCGCCGTCGAGCAAGGCCATCAGAACGGCAGGATGGCGTCGCGCATCCAGTACGCCACCACCGGCGGCATCGACTGCAACAGCGGCTCCGGGTCGGTCGGGTACCGGCCCACGGCGCCGTACTCGGTCAGCGTGGGGACACCGGCCCGCTCCGGGTCGGTCACGTCGAGGAACGTGCGCCACGCCATGTACCGACCGGCGGCGGCGCTGAACCACACCGCGTACCAGCCGGGCTCCCCCCGCTCGTAGAACACGTGCCACGACGTCGACCCGTCCATGTGCCGGCGTTCGGTGACCTCGACCATGGGGGGCACGGCGTGGTTCGGGGATCGGCCGCCGTCGCAGTTCCGGAACCAGCCGTTGTCGACGTGGGGGTGGACCCACATGTCGCCGACCAGCGCGACGTCGAGCCCGCAGTCGGGCTGCGAGCACAGCATGCCGGTGGCCTCAGGGGTGATCGGGGGCATCGTCCGTCTCCTTGGGTGCGGGGTCGGGGTAGTAGCGGTCGGCGTCGGCGGCGTCACGGACCAGGTCATCGAGGTGCAGGTTCTGGAGCTGGACGGTGGTCGACACGACCATGGCCGCGGCCGACGCGTGCGGGGCCTCGCCGAACAACGGCGACCCGAGCCGGGCGCCGCGCCGTTCGACTTCGTCGGCGAACTCCCGGAGGCGGGCGGCGATGCCGGCGACGTCGCGTTCGTAGCGCTTGTGGTGGTACTCGTAGAGCGCCTCGCGGGGGGCGCCGGGACCAGGTCGGGGCATGGGGTTCCTCCTGCTTAGGGCCAGCCGAGCAGCTTCGCCAGGCGGGCCACGTTGTCGAACGGACGATCCACCCGCAGCTGCGCCACCGTCATCAGCCGGTCACCATGGCGGACGGTCAGGGCGAACTCGGAGCGGGAGTAGCCGGCGTCCGCGCATGCGCCGGTGCGCCAGGCGATGCCGGCTCGGCGGTCGTAGTCGGCCCACCGGCCGGCCTCGATGGGCCACACGGTCACCACCGGATCAGCACCCGCTCGTCGGCCGAGAACACCACCGCGTCGGCCACCTCGGCGACGCCGTCGGGCAGGTTGCCCAACGCCTCGTGGACCATCGACGACCGGTCGATCAGCGTGACCGACACCAGGTCGCCCAGTTGCTCGACGCGGACGGCGACCAGCGGCCGGTCCAAGTCGATGGGCACGTTGCGGCCGTCCGCTGGGGTGAGGCGGAACCCGTCGCCCTCGGCCAGCTCGGCGGCGACGCCCCAGAAGTAGTCGGCGTAGCGGTGATGGGCGGGGCGACCGGTGAGATCCATGACCGTACGTTACCGCGGTACGGACGGTGGGGCAAGCGCGGTAACGGACCATGCTGGGCAGTCGCAGCGCCGGCACCGGCGACGCCGCCCCGGCGAGTGCCACACCTTGGCGTGATGGCACCCACCACACGCACCCGGGCCACCGGGCACCGCCTCACCGCGGGCCAGCGCGTCGGTCGCATCCCAGTAGGCGTCGGTGCCCCGATCCATCAGATTGTCCACCTGGGTCAGGCTCCACCACCGGGCGCAGCGTCACCCGGCTGGTCATCCTGTCCAGCCGCGCCGCGCCGGTCGTGGTGCATCCTGACCAGAGCGTCCACGACGTCCTCCAGGCTGTCGCCCTTCGGGGGGAGGGCGAACCCGTACTCCCGGCACTGGCCGCCGAACTCCAGGCGCTTGAACTCCGGTGGCCCGGAGTCGCTGTAGATCGGGCGCGCCCACAGGAACGCCGGGCGCTCCAGCACGAACCCGCCACGCTGACCGGTCTGCGGGTCCTCCTCCAGGACCACGAACACGGCCTCGGGTGTCGGCAGGGCCTGCCGATCCGGGTCACCGACCAGCAGATCAGGAGCGGTGTCGACCACGCGGGCGTCCGGGCGACGGCCGGCCAGCAGGTCACGGGCGACCTGCACCATGTCGGTGCCGTCGTCCACGATGTCGACCACCAGGTGGATGCGTCGCACGTCAGGCACGGTGGGCCACCACGACGTCGGCGGGCCACGTGTCGCCCGGGTAGACAGGCCAGCCATCGGTATCGACTCGCCGCAGGTCGCTGGCGGTGAACACCACGTTCCGGCCGGTGTCGGTGTGCACCCACACCTCATCTTTGTGGGCCACGTAGTGGATCTCCGCCACGACCCCGGCGCGCGATACCTCGGGCAGCTGGCCATCTGGGTCGAGCACGCGGACCTGCTGGCCGAGCAGGATCGGCTGCCCGTCGGGGTAGCGCGGGTGTTCGATCACTTCGGCACCACGCCCAGGTCGCGCAGCAGGCGCAGGGCACGGCGGCCGTTCCGCCAGCTGCGGTAGGCGTCCCACGCCTCGCCCGCCATGGCCAGGCCGACAGCAGCGCCGATGATCGAGTAGGCGACCACCGGGGCGATCAGGCCACGGGGTTCCTGACCGGGCCGGAACAGCGGCGGCATCGGCGTCGGGACCGACCGGGGGCCGTCGTCGTCGGTCACTGTGCCCCACTGGGCGCTGACCAGCGTCCCGCCGGCGTCGGTCCGGTGCACGGTCCAACCCGCCGCGGCGGCAGCCGGAACGTGGTCGTTGCACACGGGCATGTCGTAGGTCACCGTCTGGTCGATCGGGCTGAGTGCCCGGTGGCCGCGCATCGGGAGCAGGCACTTGCGGCCGGTGTCGATGTGGTAGCGGCTGGGGGTGTGGCCGTCGGCGGGCCAGGCGCACAGGTGGACGTCATCGGGCATCGGGGGTCGTCTCCGTGGTCGGGTCGACGTGGATGGCGTCGCTCTCCGGGTACTCGCAGGCCAGGCACTGTCCATCGACGCGGGAGGCCACGTAGAGGTGCTGTTCCTCCGGTGCCCGGCCGGCGTGGACCCTGGAGAACGGGCCGGTCGTGCAACCCTCGACCTGGCAGCCGGCGCGCCCTGCGTCGTGCCGGTAGGCGTGAGGTGACAGGCCGGACAGGGGCGGGCAGTCCCGGTCGTCTTCGTGGCCGGGGCACCATCGGTCCCCGCAGCCGCGCAGGATGCGGGGCTGCGGGTCAGGCGCTGGGGCCTGGACGATGTAGCCAGGGTCCCAGCTGTCGTCGTCCAAGTCCCCACCGTCGACCACCAGCGGCAACGGCGTGACGTCCATCTCCAGGGGGTGGTGGACCGGGTGGTCGTGGGGCTTCCGGCACGCCGTTCGGTTGCACAGGTCGTCCGGGCCGGTCTCGTAGTCGTGCCACATCGTGTCCACCAGCGGGGCAGCGGGGACACCGGCGCGGAGGCGTAGCGCCTCGCGGGACACCTGGCCGGCGGTGGGCCAGGGCCAGCGTTTCGCTAGTTCGATGCGCAGGGCCATGTCCTCGTCGGCGGCGCGGGCGTAGGTGGCGATGGCGTCGACCATCAGCGGGAGGGAGCTGGCGAGCATGTCGATGGCGTGCTGGAAGGTGACGCTGGTGGCGTAGAGCTGGCGGTGTGGGCCGGGGGTGACGAGGGCGCCGCGTAGGCGTTCTACCTGGTAGGCGGGGTCGCCGGGTTGGGTGGTCATGTGGTCTCCGGGTGAGGGTTTCACGTACCGCGCTACATGTTAGCGCGGTAACGGGTGCAGGTGGGGCAGGGGGTGTCGGGGTTGGTGGGGACGGGGAGGTGTGGGGTGTCGTTGAGGATGCGGGTCATGGCGGTGAGGGCGGCTCCGACGATGCCGGCGGGGAGGATGGGGATGCGGAGGTGGCGGGGTGCCCAGCGGCGTGCGGTGTCGTAGGCGTGCTGGTAGTGGTGCCATCCTCGGGGTGCTCGGTGGCGACGGTTGATGTCGGCGAGCACCTGGTGGATGGGGTCAGGCACCGGGCCACCAACGGTGTCGGCGGGGTAGGGGGAGCGGGCGCATGGTGCCGGGCGACGGCGGGTGGTCGGGGGCCATGCGCCACTCGTGGGCCACCTCGGCCAGGATCGTGGCTACCTGAGCGTCGAGGCGTCGCTGGCGGTCGGCGGTGGTGCGCCGTGTGAGCCCGGACGCGGTGCGGTCGGTCACTACCGGGGCACCTGCTGCTGCGCGGCGATCTCGGGTCCCCAGATGATCGCCACCTGGGCGGGGGTCCAGTCCTGGGGACGGGTCGCGATCGGGGTGGCGAGGTGCAACGTCGGCTCGCCGTTGACGTGGACCACCAGGCCGCGGCGCTCGGCGGTCGCGGTCATCGCTGCACCAGGTCCGTGCCCCATAGC